CGCCCTTGGGTGCATTGCCCTCAGAGAAGTTGCGCGCGATGAAGCGAATGGCATCCCGGTCAGTATCGAACTTCGGGATATTGGTGCCCTCGCTCCACGCCGTCGGCAGGCCATCCGGGCCAACTGGCCGGAACTCGACGCCGTTCTCGTCCGGGCGTCCTTTCTCGTCAGTCCTGGTCACAGCCAAGACTCCGCCACGAGTCGGGTGCACGGCAACGCCGTACTTCCCCGCCATCTTGACGTGCATCTTGACGAACCCGGAATCCTTGGCTACACGAACCCCGATCTCCTGGGATCCAGGAGGGGCTGCGTGCTTGACACCTAGGTCTGGTCCGAAGACTTGACGCTCTGCACGGGCGCCTTTGAGCGAACCTCTCTGGGCCGGGAACGCTGAGCGTTTAGGAGCGCTTGGAGCTTCCGTGCTTTGTGTCGCTTGGGCAACCGGTGCCACGGGATCACTGGGAACAGTGGACTGTTCATAGTTCAGCGTTTCCTGGGTTTGCTTGGGCGCGGCTGGAGCCTCCCGAACCACTGGCGCGGCTTGTGCGACTGGCGGCACGGGAGCACTGTCCACGCGAACCGGCTTAGGCATAATCCGGCGATTTCGGATAGCATTTCGGGCAGTAACGATGTCTGCGGCGTCGAGGTCACTTGGATTCTCCTTGAGGCGGTTAAGTACTTCAGAAATCTCTGGCTGGCTGCGTTCGACGTCACTCAGCGAATTGTACGCACGACGGCCCAGGGGGCTAAGCTGCTCAGGACCTGGAGTGCTTGAAGTTTCCTTGGGGGCAATGGTGAGGCCAGGAGTGCCCGGAACCACAGGGGCAGCGTCCTTCTCGTCTTCCTGGCTTGCGAGGACTTGGTCGTAGCCCGTGGGCGTGCCAATGTCGACCGAGGTTTCCGTGACGTCTTGGAGGTCTTGCGGCTGGGCTTTCTCAAAGGCGTCGATTTCCGCCGCGAGCGGGTCTTCGACCTCAGGCGACTGGTTCTCAATAGCGTCGATTTCCGACAGGATCTGCTTGGCTTCGTCGCCCTCGACTTCGTCATACAAGCGCTCCTTGAGGAACGTCAGGCGGTCCTTAGGCCCCTGGAACTCAGGGTCGTCCAGATTGATCTGAGCCTGAGGCGGTCCGGTTACTGCATCTTCAACTGCACTCCGCGCGACGCCCGCAGCACCAGGTCCGCCGGCCACAACGGTGGTACCAATGGCTTCCGCCGCGCTCGGCAACGAGGGAGCTTCGTACTTCCCGTCATAAGCATCCAGGCGACGCGATGATTCGTTTTGGAGCAGCGAAGCCAAGTGCTCGCCACCGATATCTCCGAGCAAGACTTCTTCGAGGCCCTGGCGCATGCCTGGCTTCGCGGCTTGCACGGCTCCTGGGAGCGAGAGGCGATCTGCACCACGGATGCCTCCGGCGCCTTCGGTGGCGGTGTCGACAGCGACATTTGCGAGAGCCTTGCCGATTGCGACGCCTTGGCTGGACCCGGAGTTCAGGGCTTCGCCATACGTATTCAGGGACGCCGGGACGCTTGGAAGGCCACCGGCCACGTAGGGCAGGGCTTTCTCACCAACGCCGAGACCCTTGGTCAATGGACCTGCTACGACGCCTTCGGCCACAGACTCCAGGCCGCCGCCGATAACCGCAGCAAGCTCACCACCAAAGCTCGTAGGAGCCGGCGGCAGAACCTTCGCGGATTCCGCAGCCGCCTCGGGGAAGTAGTTACCCTGGCCCGCGACGCCGAGAGCCGCAGCGCCCAGGGCGTTCTGGGTGCGCACAGCACCGGCTTGGAAATTGCCAAGGAACTGGTCAACCATGCCAGTTTCGACCGGCGCGATGTTCTGGGCGTCAACGCTTGGCATGCCGTACTGCTGCCGGGTCATGTCATAGATAGCGTGTGCTTGCGGAGTATTGCCACCGTTAGCCTGACGCGCACGATTCAGCAAGCGATCCGAGCGATTCACGCCGTTGGGTGCGTCAATGGCTTCGTAGAGACGCTTCTGATCCGCGCGACTCATGCCACCCGTGGACTCGTAGATGTCGCCGAGGCTCCCGTTCCAGGAACTCAGGATCTTCCGGAGGCCATCTTTATTTACCCCTAAATCAATGAGCTCTTCGGCGCTGGCAACGTCGTTGGTTTCCAGGGCTTTCTTGAGCGCCGATTCCTCGGCCCACATATAGTCGTCAGGAGTGGCCAAGCCGCCAGAGGCCTGGTTCAGCGCTTGGAGTTGCTTACGTGCCGGAGGTGCACCAAACGCCGGAGCGCGCGTCGGAGCCACAGGCTTCGAGAGCAGGGGAGCAGGAGTCTCTTCGTAGCGCCCGAAGTCCGCACCAGCAAATGGATCCGTAGCTCCAGGATCAACTGGCGCCGGACGTGGTTGCGGAACGGGAACCTGATTTACTAGCGGCGCCGGGGTGTCTTCGTATCCATCGAAATTGGCATTAGCAAATGGATCAGTCACTTGGCGCTCCTAGTTATTGCGCCGCATTATCCTGCAAGAACTTCTTCCAGTTCCAAGTGGGACTGGAGCGCTTCTGGCGGTACGCGGGGCTCAGCTCCTGATATTTAGCGTCGAGGGCGTCGAAGTCAATAGGCACTCCGGTCGCCCGGTCCCGCAGGGATTGCAGCGGCTGGAGGTTCTTGGACGCACCCTGAGCCAGGGGGACCTCGGTCGGCTGCGCGCCAGGGCTGACGGGAGCGTTTCCTGCCTTGCCCTCGGCGCGAGGGGGCGTAGGAACACCAGTCTGAGGACCGACCGGAGCGCGCTGATCCGCCGTGTTGCCAAGCGGAACCGGGATGGGCCGAGCACCCGGGCTCGTAGGAGCGCCACCAGCCTTCGGCAGGTCTGGCATAACGCCGTCCAAGACGCTTCCGCGTCCTTGGGGCTTTTGGCCTGTGGCGCCCTGGCCGCCAGCAGACGCATTGGCACGAGCGGCCCGGAGTCTAGCGAACTCGGCATCCCGCATCTGCATCTGCGTATCCGACGCTGGACCCCGGACCTTCTTGAATGTCGGCTTGCCATTGACAGCCAGCGGATCCGGTGGGATCTCCTGGTCAATCCAGGCCGTATTGTCATCGACCATGCCCGCCATAGTATTTGCATCAGACCGGTCGATGGCGTGTCCGCGCTGCTCAACGAGCGAGGGATCCGTGCCAGCCCCGCCGACAGGACGCTGCTCCATGACCCCGTTATGCCGTATAGTCTCGCCCAAGCTATCCCGACGGAACGCTTCGTCACCCGCAATATCCTGGCTGCGAAGACCTTCCTGGGCCGCGTTAGCCCGGATCATTTCAGACATTTTCTGCTTATTAAGGTCCGAACTAGCCGCGTCGGCCTCGGCCTGCTTTGCGGCCTTGAACTTCTCCGCGTCCGCGCCCATGATGGCCGCAACGATGTCGTTGACGCCAGCCTGGAAGCCGCCGGGAGTGTTTGCCGCTTGGGCGATTTGATCGAAGCGTGGCATGTGTTATACCTGAGGGTTCGTGTTGCCGAGGTTACTTGGGCTATCCACACCGTTAAGCGGGCCGGTAGCCGTCTGGCCGTACTGAGGACGATTAGAGAGCACTGCGCCCGCCTGGAGCAAAGCCCCGAGGTACATGGCACCTGAACCTGTACTGGCTGCCGACGCGCCGTCAAGAGCGTGTTGTGCTCCAGTCTTCTGGAGCGCTGCGTCGCGTACGCCATTCGCGTAGTTCTGGAGCATCTGGATCTGGTGGATACGCTGAGCGATCTGGCCCTTGCGATCCTGGTTATCCAGGTTGCTGTTGTTAATCAAGGTATTCTTGGCGTCCAGGCCAGCATTGTTTTCAAGGACCTTGTTCAGCGCGTTCGTGCGGATCTGGTTGCCCTTGTTCTTCGACGCCATGGCGCGCGTGAAGGCCGTGTTGTCTGCGCTCGCCATAACCTGAGGATCAATGGCTCCGGGTTGCCCAGCCGCCTGAGCAATCTGGCCTCCGAGGGCGGCCCCAGCGTTATCAAACGCCATGCGCTGTTGCGGAGCCCCCTGCTCGTCGACAGCCAAGGCATTCGAGTCATTCCACTGACCACCAAGGTTATCATACGCCGCGTTGCTCTGCGCCTGCTCAGCCTCACGGCCAGCCGAGTTAAACCGGTTGTTTATGGACGCTGTGTAATCCGCGACGGCCTGGGCCTGCTTCTGCTGGTCCGAGCCGTAGGCCTGGGCGCCGTAGCCAATCAATGCGAGTAAGGGAGCAACCATTAGTAACCTCTCCGGTTAATCTCTTCTTGGCGGTTATTCTGAGTATAGAGCGTGGAGTAGGTAGACAAGAGCCCGCCGAGCGCCTGGGACTGGCCGTTCATACCAGCCGCGTTGTTCTGCTGCTGCCACATCTGCCCTTGGGCATTCTGGCCAAACGAGTTCGCCTGGTTTTGGATATTGGCCAACTCGCCGCCGAGACGCGCCTCTTCGCCAGGATTCGAGGAACTCACAGAATCCAGGAGTTGCCGACGCGCCATGTCGCTTTGCTGCGTCATCTGGCTAAGCTGGTTCTGGCTCTGCGCCACCGCCTGGCTACGGTCGCCCTGTTCCGCTGCGTCCGTGTCGGCCAAGCGCTCTGCGTCCACCGAGCTACCGGAGAGCCCGGTCTGTGCAGCCCCGAAGCCACCTTGGCGGCTGAAGTCTTCGTACTGCTGGGTGATTCCGAGCATGTTGGCCTGGAGACCCTGGTCGGCAATGCGCTTGAAGAGCCCCTCCATGTCCATGTCCTTGAACTGCGTGTTTACCTTGTCCCGCATGTCCAGGGTTTTCAGTTGGCCCTGGATGGAACGCAGGCGCTCTCCGGCGATTCCGCTCTGACGAGCCTTTTCGGCACGCATGGCCTCGTCGTACTTCTTCTTTTTCTTGCGATCACTCTTGCTACGCGTGTAGCGCTTGTACGCGCCATAGCCACTAGCCAACCCTGCGGTGTCGCGGAAGGTCTCAGTGTTGTAGTCCGACACGCTGGTCTGGGTCCACTTGTGTGGATCTGGCGTAGCGCTATGGATCGTCGGGGCCTTGCCGCCGCCAGGATTACTGAGGGCGAAACCCTGGTTCATGCGCTGCTGGTATTCCTCCGCGAGCGCCCGCAACTGCGCGCGGTCCATGGAGCCCAACTGTGCGCCGAAATCGTCGTCTTGTTCAGCCATGATGGTGCCTTAGTACTTGATGATCTTGGTAGCAACGAGGAATGGCTGCATGGTGTTATGTGCGCCATCGAGGCCCCGGCTCTGCGTCGCCGTCGTGGAATCCGCTGCGTCGCCGTCGGCCCGAGGAGTTCCGGTGAATCCGGAATCGGAGCTATTGGAGATGATATCGTGGGTGTGCGCAGGCATTTCCGCGATGGTCAGAACGTGAGTTTCCTCGCCGCCAGTCTGAGCCAGGGTGCGCGCGGTAAGGCCAGAGCCTGCCCCCGAGCCCACGGCAACGCGTCCACGGAAGTCTGGAACGGCAAAGGTCGTCACGCCGTCTCCGGCGCCAAAGCCTACGCCAATAGCGGCGAACAGCGAGGCATAAACGGTACGCGAGATTGTCGCGCCGTCGCACAGCAGCCAGCCAGTCGGGGCTGACGCGGCAGCGAAGTCAACCATGGTCCCAACCGGGAGACCACCGAAGCTTGCCAGCGTGGTGTCGACGTATCCCTTGCTAGCAATGGCGTCCGAGGTCGTCGGAGTCACGACGCCCGTGGTCGTCTGGCTACCAAAGTTCACGGGTCCGGTGAACGTTCCGCCAGACTTGGGCATGAAGATTGACGTGATGCCCGTGATAGAACTCTGGAGCGCGACGATCTGTTCGTGACGCACAGCTTGCCCGTTAGACGCAGACGCAGGGAGTCCAGTAACCGTGGCGCCAGTAGACATGGCAATGTTGCCAGTCATCGTGCCGCCAGTCTTAGCCAGGTAGCCTGACATGACTAGGACGCCTTCGAGCCAGGTCTTACCCGCCGCACCCTGGGTGTGGTCGTAGAGTTCCTGGATCGCGGCCTCTACTGTGGCCACAGCCGTGTAGGCTCCGGCGTCCTCGATTGCCAGGAGATGGGCGCCGTCGGATGCAGAGACAGTCTGGAGTCGCGTCAGGAGCCCAGCGCCAGATTCAAAGGCGAACACGGTGATTGACGTGTTGAGGGCCTGGGCCGCCAGAGTAACCTGGAGGAATCCGCCGCTATCGGCCACCGCGACAGCCGAGGTTGCGAAGCGCGTCGAACCGGAGAATACCATGACGTTCAAATTGCTGAACGACGAGGACCAGGCGATGCTCGTCAGGAACGCCGTTTGGCTCGCGGTCGCCACAAACTCCTGGGTGCCCGCGAGAGCCTGAGCCGTCGCAACGGCCAAGTTCTTCAGGTTTCCATCAGCCGTGGTGATCCGGCGGATGAAGAGGTTCTGCTGGTTCACCGACTCCAGGAGCGAGTTCAGTTCCGCGTCCACGCCGCTTGGCGCGGGAGAATCAATGCCTGCCGTGGCGTCGAAAGTAAAGTGCGTGATGCGAGCGAGGTAGGGCGGGTAGGCCATTAGAGCACGGCTCCGGTATCTTTGTTCAGGAAGGCAATGTTGTCGCGGTCGGCGCCATTCAGCGTGATGGAGCCACCGAATGTGCCACCGACGATGACCGCGCTGGAGAAGGTCGCCAGTGCGGTGCAGGACGGGGCCCCGCCTGCCCAGGCGGCGACGAAGCCCGAAACCGTGGCCCCAGATGTCGTCACCCGGTTCAGGTACTCATGGTTGGTGTTGCCATTCAGTTGAGTGTAGCCGCCCGCTATAATCAGGTCCCCGTCGACTTCAGCGAGGGCCAAGATATTGCCGGTGGATCCGTTGAGGAAGACCGGGTTCCAGGAGGTGTTGAAGGTGGTGTTAGTGTAGGAGACGGGGTGACGGGGGGCGAACGGCCCAAACTGCGGCGCCTCGGTTGGCAGTGTAGTGTAGTAAGTCGTCCCGCCGTTGATCTCTCCACAATACACGGACCCGCCGGCCTGAACGGCTGCGATGAGGCACCCGGAGTTCGTGCCGTTGACACTGAGCGTCGGAAGGGCGGTCGTTTTCGACACCTCCAGGAGTTCTTGTCCCCAGTAGCCAGAGACCACGTCCCGCATGGCCATACCGCCGAAAAGAGCGATATTCCCTCCCCTGTCGAACATCCTGGAGACTCGGTTGGCGCTGTGGGCCACCAAGTACCGTGGGCCGCCACCACCGATGTTTTCCTGGGGTCGCCAAGATTGGAGGGTAGTCCCAGAATACTTGGCGACGTACTCGTGCGGATTTCCGCCCGCAGTGAAGAACGCGCCGCAGACGTACATATCTGAGCCGTCAAACAGGAAGTCCTCAACGCCACCGTCGATGTTCGGGTTCCAAGAATCCAAGGCCCCCGTGGTGGGGTTGACTCGCCCGCATCCATTACGGGTGGTACCGCCAATCGTGCCTGCGGGGGCGGCGAAGCCCAGGTAAATATAGGAGCCGTCGCTTCCGATAGCCTGGATCGAAGACCCAGCGCAGTTTGGGTTCCATGCCGTCCATAGGCCCGTCTGGAGATTTAGGCAAGCGGCGAAGTTTCGCGTGACCGTTCCGCTGCTGTCGGTTACGCTGCTGAACGCGCCACCGACATACAGGAGAGTCCCGACAACGCGCAAGGCGGTCACGGGGCCGTTAGTGCGTACAGCACTCACGTCGCCCAGAGCACCCTCCACCGTGAGAACCAGGGTCTCTGAGTCCGTGCCGCCCGCGTTGGTCGCCGTGATGTTCAGGTTCACGGTCGCCGCATCAGGCGGAGTTCCAGAGATTACTCCGGTAATATGGTTAATACTGGTCAGCCATGACGGGGGTGACGCGATATCAAAATATATCGGGCCAGACCCGGTCGCCGTGATAGTATAGGTCCACAGTGTGTCTTCGACCGTGTCGTCCGTCAGGAGCGACGTAATGACAGGGGCCGCAGGGGTGACGATGACGGGCGGCGGAACGACTTCGTCCACCACGTCCTCAACTTCGGAGACCTCTTCGACTAGCGGAACAACATTGCTCGCGGCGAACCAGCACTGGTCGGGGCAGGCCAGGATAAGCTCGTCCGTCGAAGCGTTGAACACTCCGTATTGGCGGCCCATGAAGTGTCCCGCGTTCGGATTCAGCGGGGTATCGCCATCGACGCCGAACCAGTAGCCATCTGGCGTCACAACAACGTCCGAGTAGTCGTAGCCCACGTCTCCAGACTCCGAGACTTTCACGACCTCAACGTCGCTATCCTCGACTCCGGTGTTCGGGATGCTGAACTGCACAGCATTGCGCTTGCACAGGACAATCAAGGTCTCATTGGCCTCGTCGAGTTCCACTTTGATTATATCGCGGCAGTTCGGCGCGCGGAAGCTATTCACGTAGACCGCGATGTTTCCCAGGACGCGGAACACGTGGATCTTGGCGCGCACGCCGTCGGCGACGTACAGGAGGTCCTCGGAACTAATTGCCGCTGCGGTGCTGGCGCCCATCCCGGGTGCCGTAGTGAACGTGAAAGTATCCAGGTCGTCAGCATCAAAGACGCGGAGTCCGCCCTTGGCCGGCGCGATGACGTAGTTCCCAGACGCCAGGATCCACTGGCCGTCGCCCACATCATAGGTCACGGAATCGGACACGACGGGGGTGTCGGCTACTCCGGCTACTGCGACCCCATTCTCCAGGAGGATGAAGAGATCCGTGCTCACCGCGACAACGTCAATGGCTTCGGCGCCCAGGTCTGCGGTCTCGCCCACGATGCTCGTCAACCCTCCGGAAACCGTCGCCACCAGTACCGTCTGGCGCAGTCCGGACATCGCAAAGAAGCGCGAGCCTACCTGGCGCAGCCGGGTAATGTCGAAGAACTTGTAGTCTCTGCGACCTAGTGCCGTCATTACCCGCGCCCTCTCAGAGTCATAGCGTCAAGGAGCACCGAGTCAAGCTCCCAGATCCCGGTACCGCTGAACCGGAAGCCTAGGGCGTCGCCGATGCGATTGATAGCGATGCGCCCACCGTTGAAGGTGTCCCCGGAAGTCGCAATGCCAATGGGGAACTCGGCTACGTCGGGGTTAGTCGGATCAATGTGGAAGTTCATGCGCGAAGAGCCCGTCTGAACCAGGTCGACCCAGCGGAAGGACTTCTTGCGCCCCGCGTAGCCCATAGTCTGGAAGGCCAGGGCAACGTCGAACGTCACGGGGCCAGCCGTGTCTTCTGAGACTTCGTCACTAAACTGGTAGACCGTGTCGCCCGCGCGACCGTACAGCCCGCCGTCGTGCTCAACCAGGTACTCCAGGGCAACAGGGAGTTCCCAGGTCGTCCAGCCCACGCACTCCGTGGACGGCGAGTAGGTCAGGACGTACACGGTGGTGCCAAAGACCGCAATGAACTGCGAGCGAGCTTCGGACCAGATGGCCAGGGGCTCTACGGCTGAGACGTCTTCGGTGCTCGTAAGCGCCGTGATCTTGGCTCCGATGTCCTCGGCCTTGTTGTCTCCGGTAACTAGGCTACGGCTGAGGGACCTAAAGCCACCGCGACTGAAATAGAACATGTCGCCGAGGACATTGGTCGTCACACGGCTAGCTTCGGTTCCAGGGCCGTTTAGGGCCGTGCCGAACGTAATGGCTGCCGGGTCTGGCGCCATCTTCCAAAGTTGGATTGAATCCTCGAAGATTACCGCAACGTATTCCTTGAAGTAACTCAGGCCGACGATGTTCGTGGCGCCTGCGCTCATGCGGCGAACCGCGAGGAATCCGGCGTCGCGAGCCTTGGACCAGTCTTTAGGGTCCGTGGTGGTTGCTGAGAAACGTAGGACTCCGGCGCTTGGATCGTCGGCGAACAGCTTGTTCTGGGACTTGACGAGGCAGCGACCCGGATCAAAGGGCAACGTAACCTGGGTGTCCACGGGGTCAGCTTGGTTCACCGGAGCCGCGTTGCACCAGTGGTGCTCGATGCGCCCAGAGGTGTTCTCGACCGCGACGTACGGATACGCTTTGCCCGCCGTGGCCGCAGCCGCAAGTTCCATGGCGTGGAGACGCGACAAGGTTCCGAGAGCGTAGGACGCTCCATTTCCAATGACATCGTACCAGATTTCAGAGGGTCGCGCGTCCTGGAGGCTTTGGCCACCCGGACACACAGTACGCAGTAGCCCGTCGGCGCTGTAGAGTCCTACAGTTTCGCTTGAGACGTCGCAGAGTTTTACGAGACGAGGGCGCGTAGCAATCTTGCCACCCACAACGAGGCTGACGTTTTCGGCTACGCGAAGAGACGAGGGGTCCGAAGTCGCCGGAGACCGACGCAGATCCAGGCCGGAGAAGTTACCGATATTACCGGGATCTTTGCGGGCAGCCATAGATTACCAAGGGTGAAAGGTATTGAAGCCATTACTTGGAGCGCCGTATTCGGTCACTCGGTTCTTGTTCTGCATACGGGTCTTGTACGAGCGATGCCCGCCAAGCTGGATCCCGTCTCTCTGGCTGTTCGACGCCCGGAGCCGAGCCAAGTAGCGCTCGTGGTCCATCATTTCTTTCTGGCCCATCGGGAGCGCCAGGTATTCTTTAAGCTTGAAGACTGCGCGCTGAACCAGGAGTTCTCCGTCTACCAGAGTACGATCGGTTTCCTGGAGCAATGAGGGCTGGGCACGATAATCAATCTCAAGCGTCAGGTACTCCACCGTCGGTGACGGGTACAGATAGATCACGTCGTCCACTAACTCGTAGACCGCAGGGCAACGCTCGGAGTCATCGTCATCGTCAACTTCTGAGGCGTCACGCTCCTGGAGCCGTGCGCCGGGGGCCACTTCGTACCGCGAGATCGTGCCGTCGTCATTCTCCTTGAGAACAACAACCAGCGTAATCTCCCCCGGCGCACTTTCATCCGGCCAATCCACCACGTTGTTGTCTGCGACAAGGTCGACGCTCGTGCGCCGCACAGACTTCAACCATTCACACTCGTAGAACAATTCCTTTTCCGAACCAGCAATATAACTATCAGTAACGGGGATGACACCCGCTGCCTGGTTCCCTGTAGTCGAGTAGCCGCACCGAAGCAATACTTCGTTACGCAATTCACCAAGGGTTGGGTGCAGCGGGAGGGTCATGGCTTACTTTGCCTTTGCTTTGGCGCCAGCGATCTGGGCTTCCGGGCCTGCGTCGATCAGGGCGTCAATGCGCTTGGTGGCGATGGCGATGATACGGCCTGCGCGAACCTTGCCAACCAGCGGGCTCAGTTGGTCGATGTCCGCGATGGCCAGGGCTTCGACATCCAGGTAGCCAGTGGCAACCAGCTTGCGGGCAACCTTGTGGTCCAGGCCGACTTCGGCACAGATGTCAGCAATGTTATCAGCGGGGTCGCGGCGAATCGGATCGTCCTTGAGGCTGTCGGTACTGGCGTAGGCCTTGGCGAACACGGCGTCGAAGACACCATCGCCGTACACGGCGTCGAAGAGATAATCGTTAGTCTTGGCGTCAATGCCAAACTCGGCGCGAAGTGCACGGGATTCGATGACGAGCGCCTGTTCGATGCTGTCGGCTTCAATCTCGTGCCAGTAGGCGTTGTAGAGCTTGACTTCTTTGGGGTGGGGGACGATACGAACCGGGTCGCCGATGGGGTCGGCAACTTTGGAATGCACGCGCTTGAACAGCGGGTAGCAGTATTCCGGGACGAATCGAATGCGCGAGGTGTCGCCGGGGATATACACGGCAACCTTCGGGATCTTAAAAATGGTCATGAGAACTCCTGTATAAGGGGTCTTATCGTATCCTGGAGAAAAAGCAACCCCTGGACTTTTTAGGTCCAGGGGTGCCAGGGCAGGCCAGGAGTAAACCCGCCCTTAATTCTTAGGCAACCGCCACGAGCGCATTGCGGTTCGGCGCACTCACGGCCAGGCAGTAACGCCCGTCCATCGAGAAGCGCGAGACACGCTGGTCGCTCGCATCAGCAGCGCGGCTCTGGAACTTATCCAGGCCAGCCATTTCCAGGAAGTGGAACGACTTGCTGTTCAGCATGTACGCCCGCTTGGCCCAGGGAACGGTCGCACTCGGCTCCAGGACATCCAGGTCGCGGAAGACGTTCGCGCGGACGAGGGGCAGGCCCTCGAACTCGTAACCGCTCTCCGGGATACCCAGGTCCAGCTTGCTGATCGGGCCGCCGATCTGCTTCTGGTACTGGATACCGTTGTTGCGCGCGTACTGGACGTAGGCATCCAGGAAGCTGTCGCCGACCAGGATCAGGTCGATGCCGCCGCTCGGGCTGCCGGTACCGCGCGAGAAGGTATTAGCTTCCCGACGAGCCGCAGTCATGCCGGTAATCAGGGTACCGGTGAGCGCCGTGGTGGTCAGGCCAGTGGACACGGTGTGCTGGAGCAGCGGGTTAGCGCGGCTCTTACCACCGATGGTGCCCGTGGTCGGGGTCAGGTTGATGAGGCCGTCCAAGCCAACCGGAGCCTTGGAGTTGTACGAGCCATCGCGGGCCCAGGCAATTTCCATGTTACGGTCGAACGAGTCGTCCCACTCTTCCAGAACGCGGTCGAACCAGTCGGCCAGGACGTTGACTTCGTCCTCTGAGAGGCGCGAAGCAGCGCCCGAAGCCTTGCTGGTGCCGTTCGGCTTGATGAGGTAGCCCATCTTGTAGAGGTCTTCGTGCACGACCTCGAAGCCCTGGTGGACGTTGGTGAACGGGAAGCTGATTTCCAGTTCGATGTTGGCTTCCTGGAACGCGAGAGGATCGCGACGTTCCCAGAACTGCATGGTAAAACCACCGTCCTTCTGGAGCTTAATCGTGGTCGAGCCGCCCGCTTGGCCGCTGGATTCCTTGCGCTTCATCAAGAAGGCAAAGTACGCCATGTCCTTGCGGTCGAGGATGATCGCTTTCTTGCGATTCATCACGTCGTTGTAAACAGAGTAAGAAATGCGCTGAAGCACTTCGGGGGATGCGGTAGCCATGGGAGTGTGCCTTTACCGGGATTTTCCGGTGATTTCGGCGATCAGTGCCGCGCGACCTGTGGTCGGGGGCTTCTGTGCCGAGGAGGTTGTTGACGGACGGATTGGAGCCTTGGAAGCGGGGGGAACAACGGGACGCTTAGCCTTCGCGATGACTTTGTTCAACTCTTCCTCGAAGAAACCCTTCCACATCTTTGGATCGGTTCCACGATAGCGTTTGAACGACTCTGCAATCTGGGCTTTCAGTTTCGGCCAGTCCGCAGGATACTTCGCGGCAAGCTGAGTTTCGCGTTCGTCAATGTCGGCCACGGCTCTTGCGAGGTCTTGGTCGTACACCGCTTTGCGCGGATCAGTTGCTTGTGGGGCAGCGGTCGGTGCGGGCGCGCTTTGGCGTTGCACAGGAGCCGGTTCAGGAGCAGGCGGGGGAGTTGAAGCCCGTGCTTTCCGGATCATCCCAACCAGAGCCTTGAACGCCTCGGGGGCGACTTGGCCATTGGTCGTCATGTCCAGCAAGGCGTCTTCGAGTTCCACGGGGATCTCTTTGACGACCTCGCGCACTGGATCGAGCTTGATTCCTAGGCGCTCCAAGTTCTGCTTGGCCCCACCCGGGTTCTTCTCGGCGTCTGCGGCTACTGACAGCCACAGGCCAAGCTTCTCCGTCGAAAGTCCGGCGTCCTTGCAGTAGTTGAACATCGACTGACCGTATGCCGCGAACGGCGTGGCTTCGTCGAGCTTCTTTTTGAGTTCACGGTTATGAGTCGTGAGTTTCTCAAACTTCTGCTGCGCCTTACTCCGACGGTCTGAAGTATCGTGCTCGGAGCTTTCGGGCTCTTCGCGCTCACCGGCTTTTTCCTCCGGCTTTTTGGCCTCGGGTACTTCCTCGGTTTCGCCTACTTCAGGCTCATCTTCCTCGTCTTCCTCATCGTCAACCGCTTCCGGCTGCGAGAGTTCCTTAATCAGCTTTTCACGGTTCTCAGACTTTGTCGATTTCTGAGCTTCCGGCGATCCGGTCTCCGATGGTTCCCTGGAGACCTCATCTGCTTTACCGTCCACGGGTGTGTTGGACGCGGTTGAATCACCCTCGCCGGCTGAGGAATCCGGCAGTTTATCCTCATCTTCGATACTCATATACCATAACTCCTGGTTATGTCAAGGGCCTTAGGCGGTCTTGCCTGTGGGCCGGTTGTTTACGTTTTCCGGCTTGGGAGGCCCAGAACGCTCTGCCATCGGCGGCGCTCCGGCTCCGGGGCCAGTCGGGGCTGCGCCTTCACCGCCAGGACCAACAGGCGCTCCGGCCATCGGAGGCTGCATCACATAGCGGTCAAAGTCGATACCCAAGTCTAGTTCGTCCACGATCTTGCGGCCGACCTCGGGTGCATTGACCACGAGGCCAAGGCGGTTCATGAGGTCGGCGAACTGGGTCCACTTGGCCAGGACCTTCTCGGTATCTGGCTTGCCGGACATCCCAGGCATGATGACGACGTGGAGTTGGCGCCACAGGTGGTCGCGGTCGATTAGGGGCCAAACGGCGCCGATACCGGCCATGGCCTTAATGTTCTCTTCTGGGAACATCTGGAGGGCCATTTCGACCACACACTCATTGACATCGCGGATAAGCTCTTCGATCACGGTGCGACGGCGATCGGCCTGGACGCCCATTTGCTGATTGGCCACGGCGACTTCCGTAGCGAACTCGGCGCCACCAACGCCGCCAGCGGCCTGCTGTGGGATACCAGCGGAAATCTCAATCTCTCGGACCGCGTCGCTCTTGTCATAGAGCATCGGGTCAATCTTCATCGGCGTCAACTCTTTGATGTCGACGGTATCTGGATGTTGCAACTCGGTAACTGAGTACGGCAGCGCACGTTCCAGGCGGTCCTTCTCGTCGGTCGAGATAGCACCGGCTGCCACGACAAAGCGCGGATACGCGGCGCCTTGGGCCTCATTGAAGTGAGTGCGCTTCCGGTTGATCTCCTCTTGTAGAGGCCGCTGTAGTGTAACATCGGAAACAGGAAGAAATCTTCCGGTTACGCGGTTAAACAGCAGCGGGAAGAACGGATAGAAGCGGTGCCACGAGTTCTTGACGACCTCGTTCACCAGGAACTTGGACATGCCTTCAACCCAGACGTAGCGGCGGCAAGTATTCTTGTCCCACATTTCCCAGACGCTGACCATGCCGTTCATGTTGCGATCGGACCCGGTGCCGCCCGCGCCGTCGCGGTTAGCCTGGTTCTCGTCGTCAGCCGTGCGGCGCTTATCGCTGCGTCCGCCCTTGGCTTTGGACACGCAGTAATCCAAATCTTCGCGGTCGACCTTCCAGCGCATGTTGATGTCGTCCGGCGTCATGTAGACGCGGTGGGCGACCCAGGCAGCGTTGTAGAAGTCTTCGGGGCGCGTGATGCTCCAGTCAAAGCGGACATCGTGCGGCAGGACTTCGTCGATGTTGATGCCCATGAATACCGGGACTTCCGGGAGCATCCCGGGTTCCATCTGGGTATTCGGGTCTTCCATCTGCGAAAGCTGGGCTACGCGCGGATCACCCGGGTCGGGGACCAGGGTCTCCATGCCCATGGCGTCAAACGACGAAACAGGCATGGGAGGATTGCGTGCCATGTCTTCGCGGAGATTCCCGGCGAGGTAGACGCGCACGGTGTCAGACAGGTCGCGGAGGTCCGCGTACTCGGAACTGTCTTCGTTGAAGTCGCCGTTCTGGAACTCATTGAGCAGGCACTGCAACCGGGCAATGTTGTCCAACTGGTCGTCGTGGCGAGCCTGGCCCAACGGATCCTTGGCGATGTCTTGCTGCGTGGTAGCTTTGAGCCACGCGATGCCATGGGTCTGAACGTCTTGGATTGCGCCGCCGAGCTTGCGACGGAAGTCGGCTTCGTCAGTCAGGCGCTTGGCTACGATCTCAAGCGTCTTCGCAAACTCTTGAAGACCCGGGGGCTGCGGACCCATCATGGGCGCGGGCTGGATACGAGCCGTCGGATTGCGGGCGTAAATCTGGGAAATCAGTACATACTGGTTACGCAGGATGTAGTTGGTCGAAATCGTGTCTTCGTCGTCTTTGTTCGCGTACTGGCAGTCTTCGGCCACGTAGCGCGCGTCGTCGTCCATCCACGTAAACGTGTCTTGGCACCACGACGGAATCTTGACGAGCTTCTCGAACTCGTCGATTTTAGACGCTTCCGAGGCATCTTCCTCGGGCTCAACATCTTCCTCGGGCTCAACAACTTCCTCGACCAGAGTCTCATCGACAACTGGCTCTTCCTCGTACATAGGCTCCTGGTCCATTACGACACCTTACTGGTCTTTTTGACCTTAGCAAGAGACTTCTTGAGGGCTGGATTCTCTGGGAGTTCTCGGAACTCTTTTTCGACGTCTTCGGTTTCTTTGCCTGGCTTGACGGTCTTCAGGCGTTCACCGAAAGCTACGGCACGATCGAGGCCCGCGCGGAGGGTAGCCTGATTCTTGAGCATGAAGGCCAACGCAAGGCCAACGAAGCCCGTTCCGGTGAGACCCGTGGCCAAGCCTAGGCTTTCAAAGATACTGCCTGAAATCGCCTGGATTCGGGCGGTCTCGCGCTGGATGGTCACGGCCTGCTTCTCGCTCATGCGTTCTGCGGCAGCGGGGCTGTCTTTCCAGTCCTGGGCAGTCACGGTGGCCCCGGTCTTGCGCGCTAGGAGACCCCAGAGCAGCAGGTCCATCTGATCGGCGCTGGCTCCGGCTTGCTGGGCAATGGAGCGCCCGAGTGCCCGAGTCAAGTCGTCAGGCCCTTGGGTAGCCAGGTATTTCCCGGCTTCCTCGACGTTACGGACGCCTACTCGCGCTTCGTGACCACAGCCTGAGAAGAGACCAAGGCAGGCCAGTAAGGCGAGGGCAACGAGGGATCGGGCCATATAGGGCCTCCAAGAATGTCTGGGGCGTCCAGGCGGTTATAGATGAGGACTCTCTCGATATTCTTGACTCTGGCGGCGACATCGTACCAGCCGCTGACATCGTACTGCATCTTGGTCATCCAGCCGCCAAAGCCGAACACGCCAGCGATGAGGCAGGCCAGGGCACCGGGAGCCAGTGAGAAGTCGCCAGTTTTCTGGTTGTATCTGAGCATTAGAGTGCCGCCGGGATGAGTCCCGCGAGGGACTTGATTTTGTCGAGGTCAGAGTCAATGGAGTCGGCTGCCGGGGATCCTGGCGTGGGGGCCAACATCATGGCATCGCGAACGTCTTGAGGATTGATAGTAACGCCAGAACCAACAGATTCACCAAAGCTGCCGGGAGCAGTGTGGTCTACCAACTGGGCTTCCCAGACGGCGATAGCCAGGTTCTCCGGCGACAGGGTAGTGAACGGCGTGATGTGGCCTTCCAGGACGCCAACCGCGTAGGATACCGACGAGGCCGTGAACGTGAAGGACGAGGCACCGGCGAGCGTCCCGGCAGTACCAAGAACCACGGCGCCGCTGAAGGCAAAGGACGCTTGGTAGCGCGCAGCGATGTAGCCTGCCTTGATAGCGGGAACCCAGGCGCCACCCGGCGCGTAGCCCAGCGGAACCGCCGCGTACTGCGACCAGTACTCGTTGACGTTCATATTCCGGGCAGCCCCGGCTTTATTGAAGTTACTGCGATCCCCGGAAACCGTGCTGCCGCCGAGGGCCCGTCCAGGCCCCTTCGACAGTACGTTGTAGTTCCCGAGTAGCATGGCTTAGCCCCAGCCAAAGTCCAAGTGACCGAAGAACGCGGAGTTCGTCGGGGTCGCAGCGCCGTGGTAGATCAGCCAGGCTAGGCACGCGCCGTCTCGAACGCGCGGGAGGCTAGGAACCTGATGGAGCAAGTCGCGCTCAGCGGCCACGCCGATCGTGGTCATGGGGAGCGTGAGCAGCGGAACGTACAGGACCGTGGCCAGTTCGCCCGATACGTAGGAGACTGAGAGGTTGAACTGGGTGCAGAGGCGGATACCCGAGTCCCCGGCAGCCAGAGGCATCGCGGGGCCGTACTTACCTGAGCCTGTTCCAGAGTACACGATGAGCCCGTTGGCCGCAGCGGTCTTGCCAATCGGGAGCGTGGTGGGCGTCAGGTTGCCAGCGGTGTCGCCCTGATCCGTGTAGGTCAGGCGAATGTTGGGGGTCGCCGCGCCCATCGCCGTTGCGTTCGAGTTCACCACCATGGCCTGGACGCCCGCGCCGTTCGTGTAGCGTGGGAGAACGCAGGTGGTCGTGTGGGTGCCGGTGCCCGCGTCCGTGATGTCGATGGGCGTCCCGGCGACGGCGTTCGCGTAGCTCGTGGCCAGCTTGAACGTGACGTCGGTGACGTAGATCGTCCAGTAGTCCGTGGCCAAAGCCAGGCCCGCCGGGAGCGTTCCGGAGGTCGTCAACTGAACGCGGGTGGTGTGGTCGAGATTGTTATTGCTGTGCGTGCAGACATCCGTGCCCGCGTCGGCGGTGAAGGTACCGAGCGCCGTCAGGGCATTGGTGAGAGCCTGGTCGCCCGTGGTGGTGACAGAGGTGATGCGGTACCAGCCGACGAGGTCGACCAGCATGGCCACGGCGGGCATGGTCGTCGCAGCGGCGCTGAACGCCGAGGCGTTGATGATGTGCTTGGTCTCAGGGGTGACGTCGCCGCCGTGCTGGATCCCAGTCGCGTTGGTCGTGGTGTCCTTCAACTGCTGGAACGCCAAGTTGGTTCCGGTGTTGATGACCGAGTCAGCGCCAGGGTTGCCGCCGCCACGGAACAAGTTCGACCACTCGCCGGCCACGGCAGCCGAGGTTGGCAGCATGTTCTTGTTCCAGTCTGTGCGCTTGAACTTGCGCGACACTGAAACCTTATTGATGAAGTCGTCTAGTGAGGAGTAGCCCATGGGTTAGTTCCAAGTCGTAGTAAGGATGCCGTGAAGCGAGACGCCAGAGAGCGAGCCCTGGGGGCAGCAGAGAAGATTCAGGTACGCGCCGTCTTTGAACTCGGGGATACCCGGGCGATCGGTAACGTAATTGACTTCGACTGGCGCGGTCTGTTCGCGGAGGATGAAGGTGGTGAGGGGCTTGATGAGAACGAAGGTCATGAGACCCACGTCGGCGCCGAGCATGGTCACGGACTCGATGGACCGGACGCCGGTGTCGGTACCTTGGAGCGCGAGGAACGGGCCGCGAGCCAAGGCGTTTGCCGTTTGAGAACTGACGATGGCACCGTTGAACGTCGCGGTATTGCAGATGCAGACTGGAGTCGTGCGGCCTGCCACGCCGTCTTGGTTGGTGTAGCTGACGGTGAAGGACTGGTCACCCGTCTGCGCGCCCACGAGGATTGGCATGATCTGGACGCCCGCGCCGTCACTGTATCGTGGCAGCGTGACCGTGTTGTCCATGACCTGCGGATCAGTGTCGCCCTGGTCGATGAAGGGGTAGTACAGCAGGTAGTCGCAAAGCAGAAGAACCAGCGGCAGCCCCGTTGCGCTAGACGAAAGAATCAGAGTTTCGCGCAGGTGCTTGGTCGCAGGTGCTACATCGCTTCCGTGGAACAGGCCTTCGTTGCCTTCCAGAACCGCAGCAACCAGCGGCGTGTTTGCGTAGTAGTTTGGTACCGGGTTTCCAGGCGACATACTCAGGTCGCACCAGATTCCGGCGACCGTCGTCACGGCTGGAGTCTTACGAAACGAGTAGCGCCGAACACGCCCCTGCGTCTCGGCATCTACAACCGCTTTAACGTTCGGGAACCCCACCACGTTAGTCGACCTGCGCCGTCATGGTACCGGGGGCGAAGATAGGCTGGATCGGCGAGCTAATGGGAAGATTGGCGGACAGGGCGCCCGAGAGCAGAATCACTGTGGCGCCTGAGACTTCCAGGCCAATCGAGAAGTACGTGGCGGTTGCGGAACCTGCGGTACATTGACCGAAGGTAATCGCGGCGACGTTGGAGATCGTGTCGCCGGAGCGACTGAATCCGCCGGCGGTACGGGGCACGGCCACTCGGGCATACCCGGTGTACGCGACTTCGTTGGTCGACTGGTCGCCAGCCTCACCTGGGTCTGCGGTGTGCAGGGCGATGTAGAAGTTACCGGCGGCTGCGCTGTTCTGGAGGCCCGCCGCGTCGCCCACGTTAGCGAAGTCTATGTTGAGGAACAGGAGGTCGAGGAGCGCGCCCTCAGCAGCATTGGACATCGACATTAAGTCACCGTGATCGAAGTAAGTTGGTCGCCCGTGTAGGCGAAGGTCTTGGTGGGGTAAAGGCCAGTCCCGACGATTGAAGTCAGCCGGCCATCAATGTCATACGAGAACGTCTTCGTACCGTACGCATCGGTCACAGAAGTCAATAGGTCTCCGGTGTAAACCAGAGTCGAACTGGTAGACTTGAGTTCGTAGGCCAGGTTTGCCCGGGATACTTCGTTTGCGATAGCTTGAAGTAGGGCCGCGTTGGTCGCGTAGCTTGAAAGGTCGACGACAGTAGACGGAGTCGACGCGGAGGCAGAACCGCCGTTGACGACGTGGAGTATAGTATCTGTGTAGGCGATGCCAACAGACTGTCCGTTAATGGTTAGGCTTAGTCCGCCCGCGCCGTCTGGGTAATACAGCGATCCGGCGACTAGGGTGTCAAGGCCCGTGACCTCGCCGAGTAGGACGAACTCGAAGGCGTCTTGGGACAAGAGGTCTCCGACGACGCCGACGCTAGGCCCGCCAATGGTGGCCAGGACCCAGTTCGTGCCGTCAAAGAAGATAGGAGTCCCGCGAACAAATCCGTGGGACTCCTGGGTTACGGGGATGGCGACACGATTCATAAGGCTCCAAGTATAAAGCCCTGGGGGGACACCCAGGGCTTTTGAGTTCCTAGAACTCTATGAAGCTTAGATACCCATGGCCTTGGTGAGGTTCACGTCGCCCACGGTGTAGAACACCGACTTGGCGCGGGTCTCGTAGTCGCGGCCAGCGGTCATGGCGCCGCCGGTTTCAGTGATGACGTCGGTAGCATCGAGCACGAGGGCCTCGACCACTGCGCCGACAGCCGGGGCAGTACCGAGCATCAGGGTACGGCTCGAAGCGCCGCCAGCCGAGGTGATGGTAACAACCTGGGCCGCAACCATGGCAGTCTGGATGGGCGGGGTAATCGGGACGTTGACTTCCGTGGTACCGTTCAGGGAGGTGGTAGTCGCAGTGGCGAAGTAGTCAACCGTGTGACCGGCGACGTTGAGCTTGTCACCCACCAGGATGGTGTTGGTGTCGGCGCCGCTGGACGCGATGGACATGAGAACCGAGCCGACCAGGAGATTGGCAGGCGTGGTGCCCTTGATGCTCAGGGTCGCGTCGCCCGCCGCAGTGCCGCCACCGGCAGCCACGATGCTCTGGCCAGCCACAGCCACCTGGTCGCCGCGAGCGCGGAGAGCCGGGACGTCTTCGACCAACACGACCACGCGAAGCTGGTTAGCCGCCGAGAGGGCGCCGCCCGTGGTGTTCTGGGGGATGGTGACAGTCGAGGGGAGCACGAACGCCTTGTTGCCCGAGAAGCGCTGCTTGAAGCTCTGGAACTTCGTGGTGCTTGCATCGCCGGGGTGATTAGCGCCGTAGAGCGTAGTACCTGCGTGCGACTTGATCTTCACCGGCTGTTCAACGATGAACGGCGTCCGGCGCGAGTACAAGAACGCGTTGGAGATGAAGACCACCTGAGCGGGGTCGGAGAAGAGGCGATTCGTGGCCATGGGATATCCTTGGGAAATTCTGGGTTTACCCCAGGGCGTGGTTATACTGGAATCCTACCAGACTATTCTAAACCGTCAACAGCTTTCTTTAGATACCCGACGGCGCTTAGCAGGGTCGCACGGTTGTCCCGCGCAAACCCGAGAAGGCTATTGCAGTGGTGGCACAGGAGGCCGCGCACCCGACCAGTGGCGTGACAGTGGTCTATCACGAGGTCGCAGTTGGTCTTACATATCTTGCACCTACCAGAGGATTCCCGCAGCATGGCCGCGTAGTCGGGCCGGGATAGGCCGTAGGTCGAAGCGTTGGCTATCTTGGCTAGGCACGACAAGCAAGTGGAGCTTTTATGGAACTCGACATGACGCTTTTCTGTTCCGCAGAAGTCGCAGGTCTTCTCAAGGACCTCGCGTAGGGCGGTCGCGGTGGCCTGATCTCGACCTAGCTTATCGCGGTAAGCCCGTTTGCACGGGGTACAGCGTTCGGCGGTGCATTCGACCCCGCAACCTTTACAGCGCCTCGTACGAGATCGACGGGAGCTTCCGGAGAATGGGCGCATCTGGGTATTTCCTTTGAGTCCCTGCGGGCTTCCGGACCCACAGGGCTCCGGCTTTGTCCAGGTACAGTTCAAAGTACCTAGGATCGAAATTGCAAAATTCAAGTAGATTCTTTGTCATTTCGACAAATGTCACGGGGTCATTCCTAACCCTAACGTAGGTTTTATCGTCGCTGAGAACAAAGCTAGAGCCACGGTACCTCATGTTACCAGAACCTAGGCTTCTTTTTGTCCTTCTTGCGCCAAGCGAAGATGGAACTGCGGTCCTCTTGGTCTAGCTCGAAGATGTTATGGTGCTTCCGGCTCATGAGGTCTTCCATGGACCCGGGGACTATATCTGAGTCTACGGGCTCGGGCTTCGACTCCTTCGCTGGGATTAGGGTGTTGACCATGAGCAACCCGTTGGTTAGGGCGTCTACGAGGTTGTCGCTCTTATTGTCTGCGTCGGCGCGGAAGGCCATAAGCTCAGGGACCAGGACTTCTTCGACAAACTTAGTTCTAGGAAACTTGATCTTGTGCTGCTGCATACGGCCTTGCAACACGGCGGCGTAGACGTGCTTAGACTGACTACGGGCTAGCTTGTGGACGAACGGGTAGTACTTCATCTCCCGGCAGCGCTGCTCAAACAGTGGCCCAATGGCGTTCTCAATGACGCCCTTTTCAGACCCGATCTGCCAGACCTTCTTGGCCTTGGCCATGCGGAGCACGGTGTTGATGGCGTCTAGGGATGACACGCGGTCGCAGAAGATTTCGGGGTCTATGTAGATGTCTCCGCTAGGAGAGACTCCGAATCTTACGATCGCTGTAGGATCGTTATGCGACTTGACGGACACGGCGTAGTCGACGCCCATGTACCAGTTCAGGTCCTCTGGGAGCTTGTCGTAATAGTCGATCCATTCTCTTTTAAAGAAATTGCCTTCTTCGTCGACTGGGTTCTGCTGGTACAGGGAGTTCCACCAGCGGCTCATGCCCGTAGCGTAATAGGACGCCCGGGTGCGCTCTAGATCCTTGACGCCGAAGCGGTCAGGGTGTAGCGCCTCGCCCTTCTTGCGGTTAGGTTCGTCCTGGGTTGCGATAGCCGGGTACTTGTAGACCTTCCATTTGTCGGCGAGTTCGTCCTTATCTTGACACTCCAGGAGGAACAAGGGGAGATCGTTGAGACTCCAGAGAGTCTGGACAATGATGATGCCGCCCCCGGGCGCTAGACGGCTTCGGGCGCTCGTGATGTACCAGGACCGGAGTCCTTCTTGGACGGTGGCGCTATCAGCTTCTGAGTCGTCTTTGAGCGGGTCATCAAGTATAAGTACATGGGCTCCTCGACCCGTGAGAGCGCCTCCGCGTCCCACCGCCCGGTAGCCACCGCGAGACGTGGTATCAAGTCGGTCGGCGGCATTAGAGCCAGTTTGGAGCTTAGTGTCGGGGAATAGCTTGTGGTACTGGGGGTCATTGACGATGCTCCGTACGTAGCGCCCGATGTCGTCGGCGAGGTCTTGGCCGAACGTGGCGGCGATGACTTCCCATTCTGGGTGGTGGCCCATGACGTAGGCCGGGAAGCACCGGGATACTAGCTGGGTCTTCCCGGTCCGTGGAGGCAAGAAGATCATGAGGCGCGGAGACTGCTTGCGCTCCACGGCCTCCATGAAGGCTTCCAAGTGCTCGGCGACTTCCTTGTGCACCCAGCCGGGCATGTAGTCGTTGGTGAACGCGGACGTTAGGTGGATCAGCTTACGTCGCTGAAGCTCCGTCGTCGCGGCTCGCCGGGTCAGTTCCAGGCTCGCTTGGGCTTCTAGGCTCAGCACTGGACTGGGTATCGCTAACCCCTGGGTCCTGGATGGACCCAGGGGTACCAAGACCTCCCCTCGGTCCGAGAAGACAGGCGTCTTTGGTGTCGCCGTGGACTGCGAGGGCTTCGAGTTCTTCGTCGCTAAGATTTCGGACATCTATGGTTTTACCTTGTGAAGCGTCTTCTGGGAGCACTGGCTGCTCTGGACGGTCGGGGAGCGCCTTGTTTATCAAGGACATGGCCAGGTCGATCTGCTTGTCCGGGCGCAAGGGCTTGAACTGACCTGTGGGCTTACCGTACAGGTCTAGGATGGGGATTTGGCCGGTTAGGGCGGACTGGGTCATTAGCTGGAGAAGAGCACGAAGTGGCAGAGCTCTTCGCAGACGCTCTAGCTCTACCACGTAGGCCGTGGTCTTCGGGGCTGGAAGTTTGGGCATGGCGATACCCTAGAGGCCAGGAGGCCCATGTCAAGTCCTAGTAGCCTCGGTTAGCTATGTGTTCAAGTGTTACCTTATATCCCGGTTGTTTGCGCGGCTGGGGGGTAGGGACCCTTATTCTCACAGTCGGTTTCAAAACGGAATAATTAGGTTGTCTTGGTGTCTCAGTTGTCCACGCGACCCAGTCATCCTAGTTTCCAAGCCCTCTAAGACTATGTGAGATCCGGTTAGACCTAGGTGGCAGAGACCACCAAGCGACCGGGAGGATCAAAATACCAGGACCTTCGGGGTCTTGGCCCGCCTAGGGTCACAAGGACTTTGACATCCAAGCGCCTGCGCCGTCTAGGGTTCTGACCTAGCGTCCCAGGTGTCCAAGCATCCGGCGAAGCTCCCAGAATCTGAGCGATCCGGTAAACACAGGGACACAATGCATCAGGTGATGCAGCGACCATGTGAGCGTGGTAGCAGCCAAGACATCTTGGCCGGCATTATGACCACAGATACCAGACCCGCCTAGTGCGGCGCACCTCGGATCAAGCACGCTCTTGCCCTCTTGGTTCTGACAAGACCATGTGACCGGACTAGCTTGACCTAGTTTGGCGTGTTAGGTGATGATGCGGCAACATAGTTGTCAGGGGCGACCCGTTAGCATCCTAATGGCAGTGCAACCTCAAAATAACACTCCAAGACGCTTCCAAGCGTTCTGTGTCCATCCTGGTAACAGGGTGGCACAATGACGTTTGAAAACCCTAGTCGTCTAGGACTCCCATGACAATCCAAGCACTCGCAGCGCGTATGTGGGCCATGATTCCATGCTCACGGGTCACTGTGACCCGCACAGCGCGCAAAGCCTCCTGGCGCGATGCTCTTAGCTTCTCAGAACCATGGGCCACAGAGTGGCTTAGCCTTCCCGTACTAGGCTCCCAGGGCTTGGGTGTTCCAAGCATCTGGAGTGTCCTAGACACCTAAGAATCAAGAAACGAGACTAGCCATGAGCCTTACTGAAACCCAAAAAACCATCATGTCCACGACTCGGGGCGACTTGAATCGCCTGACCATCGTGGGCGTTGCCTTGCTCCGTGGCACCGCGTGCCTCGCAGAGTTGAACGCCATGGCTGCCATGGCAAAGCCCGGAAAGACCAAGCACTTGCCCGCCGAAGTCCGTGGTGTCTTGGCTTACCAGAGCACCCTCGATCGCTTCGCAGGCCTCCTGAAAGCCGCGGATGTCGACGACATCCTTGTTCCCACGGCGTATCGAATCCATGATGCTACGAACCCGGTGGACGCATGCCTTGAAGCCACCGCGTTCGACAAGGTGACATTGGGCAAAGCCGCGTTGGTCAAGGATCATGGTCTGCTCATGTTTGCCCGTGGCATCTTCATCCAACTGAAAGCCAAGTACGGCGACCGCTTGAATGCGGAACGCACGGTGAAACTCGATGGCGGCGCGAAAGTCTTGGAACGCACGAAGGCCGAAAAAGCTAAGGCCGCCTTTGCTCGCCTCAGCGAATCCGAGAAAGCCGCGCTCATCGCTGAAGTGACCGGGATTGCTCCGGCCCAGGAGCCTGAAATCTTGAGCGCTGAAGCGGCCCAAACGCTCCAGGCTTGAGGCTTCAAAGCCTCACTAGAGCTAGAGTGTCCAGGGGTGCCCAAGACCCCTGCAACACTTGAACAGTAGGCTTGTAAGTCCTTTGTTTTCAATATCGCTAACCGTTCATAGTGGACCTAGCAACAGTCAAAGGCAAAATACTACAAAATATCACTAATGGCCTTTAGGGATAAATAGCCTATAAGCCCTCTTAGATGTTCCAGGTCCACTTTGAACGGTTGCCGATATTGATTACCAAGCACTTACAAGGACGCTCTTTTATGCCCCTCTTCCCCCTGCCGCCAGCGGACCCCAAAACACTGGACTTACGTTTGCTCGAAAAAGACAAACTTTTAGGGATACGTTCTCCGCACACTCGCGTGACCCCCGGACACTTCAATCCACTAGCCCTAGAGCCCATCCAACTCGCTCGGGACCGCTGGAAAGTCCAGATGGTCGTGGATCAATTCACGTCCTGCCAGAACCTCAACTCCAAGCATTCTGCGCTCCCCCGCTTAGCCCCGCGTGCTCAAACCCTCTTCAACCAAGCCGTGGGCCAAGAGCTTCTCCGCCACTACAAACTGCCCTACCGCCATAGCCCTGTCGAATACCTGACACCCGTCGGCACCATCCGGTCCGACCAGCTACTTGACGAACACGGCCAAGCTGCGAATCCCCCACTCCCCCAAGAAGTCCTGGACCGCCTGAAGCGCTTCACCAACCCACAACCTTGGCTACTTGAACACGCCCTGTCATTCGATACCCGGTATCCAAGGGCTAAGGGCTTGGTCCACTTGTACTTCCTAGTCCTTGACTCCTCGACCGGTTCGCGCTCTAAGGTTCTGTTCGCCTCAGACCGCAACGCCGGGCGCCTTTACCACATCATGCGACACGCCAGCCAGGACTACCCGTACCTGTTCATGGTTGGCCCTAACTGCCACATCGTTCAGTACATGCTGAGCAATACCCTTCTAACCTAGGACTCCCATGAACCTCCCCCTCGCCCTCCTCAACCTCATCTGCGGCGTCTACCTGGCCTTTGACTTCCAAGCCACTGGAAGCCACCTGAGCGCCACCCTGTCCGTAGTGAACTTCGTGGTCTTCCTCTGGTGCTTCCACAAAGCGTCCAAGGACTAGGCCATGCCAGACCCAACCATCCAAGAACTCCTAGAGTCCTTGTTCCTAGCTGGCTACAACGGCGACCAAGCCACCAAGGCTGCCGTGTCTGCCCTCATCCACAATCGAGTCACAGCCCTCGTTGAGCGCGCTGTGCTCATTGCCCACTATGAAAGCGAAGACTGACATGAAAGCCAAAAAACGCAAAGAAATCAATGCCCTGCGCTCTAAGTGGCGTAAGGCCCTGCGCTCCGGACGCTACAAGCAGACCACTGGCGCCCTGGCTCGCCAGGGCATCGACGCGAGCAGCAGCGAATGCTCTCCAAGGGCGGGCAAGTCGTTCTGCTGCCTCGGTGTAGCCGCCCTCGTGTGCCGCCTTCCTCAGTGCGCTTCAGGGCTCCTGGACATAGCGAATGCCAAGCTCCTCGGGCTAAGCCGTAACACAATGAACGACTTGGCCGAGCTCAACGACTTGGGCAAGGCTACCTTCAAGCATATCGCGGCCCATAAATTGCTCCGCAACCTCAAAGCCCGCTGACGATTAGCTGAAACGCTATGAAACATTAAGCCTAGGCGATGAATGCCGTAGAGTGTACACGCTTTATATTCACTCTATATAACCTCGTCATCACCTAGGCTTTGTACGGGCATTACCTGAAAGGTATGAACCATGAACGTCAACGAAGCCTCGTTCCTCATCCCAATCCTCCAGGCCTTCGTCGGTGGCAAGGCAATTCAGTACTCCTTCCTTGTCGATGACCAAACCCCGCCTCGCTGGCAGGACATGAACTCCCGTGACTTCGACTCCTGGCACAAGATGCTCAACGGCAACTTTGAGTTCCGCGTCAAGCCCAAACCTAAGTGGCGCCCTTGGACCAAGGACGAAGTACCCAAGATTCTCATGATTCGCTGCCTACATAGCCACACCCAGCACATCTTTGCCGCCCAAAGAACCCCCAACACCTACGCCAGCTTAGTAAGCTACGAAGGCCTTGACCAGTCTGAGAAGCTGTGCATGCCTGAAAGCCTCCTGGCTATGTTCGTCCACGTCCACGAAGACGGCTCAGAAACGCCGTGCGGTATCCTCCTAGAGGAATAGGTGTCCTATGCCCTGGCTAATGAAATCCATAAACCCCGAGCCCGTGCTTTATGGCACCCTACTCCCCGGAGAAGCCTGGGCATCAAGCTACGAAGTGCCCTACTACATCATGAATCCAGGAGTCAGGTCCCTCATAAAGTTCGATGACCACCTGTACCTTGATGTAACGCTAGCCCTATTACCCGTTCCTGATCTGTCCTCATTGCGGGTATCAAGCACCTGGACCCGTCATGACTTCTCCCCATCCCGCACTGTCTACAAAGCCATCCTTACCTATGTGGAGTAGCCTATGCCCTGGGTAATGCGAAGCATATCTAATACCCGCGTTCCGTTCTCTGAAATCGGAGTCGGAGAAGCCTGGGCCACAGCGTGCGATCCCGAGTTGCTCATGACCAGACACCTCTACACCCTCATCAAGGTCGGCCCCGAACAGTATGTTGACGCAAACCACCCTAGGCACCATGGCGCTACTCCCGTTCCCTCACTCAACGGATACCACGAATACTACAGTGATGAACACCTGGTCTACCGCGCCACCCTAGCCTGGATTGAATGAGGATCCTTATGACCTGGGTAATAAAAAGCGTAGGCCCTCACATTCGCTTCGGCGACATGGCCGTAGGGCAAACTTGGTCTATCATAGGCCACGCAGACCTTCACATAGGCGACACCGCCTGGACTCCCCTCATCAAGCGCGACGCGCATAGCTACTCCCCGTTGACCCTAAGTCCCACGCCTTCAATCCAGAGCCCCGTGGCCGAGAATGTGTTCCTGCGTCCAGACTATAAGTGCCAACTCGTAAACGTAGAATACAAGGAAATATAACATGCCACGCATTACCTTGAACCGCGAAGTCCGGGGCCGCAAAGTTGTCATCGACCACCTGGAAGGCGGAGACCTATTCCGGGACGAGAAGTTCCCCGGCGTTGTGTTCATGAAGCTGAAACATAGCACCAATGGCTCCATGACCCTTACTGGCACCGAGTCTGGCAAAGAGCACGTCTGGTGCGTAGGATACGAAGTTATCGAACTGGAGGGCACCCTCACCACCAAGGATGTTTAGTCATGCCATGGATTGTCACCTGGATAGCAGATCATCCTAGCCTCATGAAGCACCTGCCTCCAGGCTCAACGATTCAGTGCATGGAGAACACAGTAGGCGAAGAGGTTGGGTCCGTGTTGATTCTCAACCACGAGGGCAGGCTCCAAAGGCTAGATCGCGGATATATTCCCATACCACGACCCCTCGACAGTAGCCGAGGCTCGCATAGCCCAGAACAATCCTGGCACCAAATAAAGCTAGAATGGAGAGATTAAAATGCCCTGGGTCATCAAATCCTGCCTTGGCCTAAGCACATTCCGCAATGTACCAATAGGCCTAGGCGTATCCCTACATACCTATTCCCCCGGCTATCGCTATCCAGGCCGCGTCAAGCACACCGAAACCGAGTGCTTCTCCATAAACACCTCCGACTCCAACGAAGGCCCCGTACCCAAGGCTTCTCCAGTTGCCAGAATACACTCACCCTTCCGTGACAACGCAAAGGTGTTCATGTACCGCCTAGAATGGAAGGACTAAAATGCCCTGGACATTCTCAGTAGTAAAGCGCGACGTAACCTTTGAGTCTATGGAAGTTGGCACTGTGTTCTCCCGAGCCCACATGGCCGCCACCAAGTTCTGGCTAAAGACAGGGCCTCTCCAAAACCACTGGGATTACTTCACCCCCGGCGAACAGCCTGTGATTCCTCCGCGCTCCCCGGCCATTGCGCGTCATGCAAGCGCCAGCGATGGCCCTATATTCAACACCTTGAAGTTCCGCTGGAGTAACTAGACATGCCCTGGAAAGCCCTAGCCACCGGAAACACCCTGGAATTCAAAGACCTGGCCATCGGCGAAGTCTTTGGATGCCCAGCTGACTTTGATACCTACACCTACGTTAAGACCTCGAACACCAGGGCACTGCCGTACCACGACTGCGTAGAGTACCGCACCCACTTCGAGCACGCTACGGCCCCAGTGCCTGGCCTAGGAGCCAATCGACGCGCAGGCCCCACGTGCCTCGTAGTCCGCGTTAAACTAGTCTGGAAAGAACCATGACCACCCTCATCCTCTCAATAGCCCTCGCTATTGCCCTGTTCATCATTTGCTTCCAGTACCTAGTTATCTCAAAACTCCGAGCCCTCGGCCTTGCGCTCCACAAAGCCGCCAGCGCAGGCGACGAACTCCTTGTGTTCCTAGCCCAGGCCAGTGGCTCTGAGCACCCAGGCGTTGAGATCCTCTCTCGTGGCCCAGAGCTCCAAGAAATGATGAACACTCGCCTCAACAACCTCGCCTTTGCGCTTCAAGACGCCTCAGGCTCTCCCCGCCGTCCTATCGCCCAAGAAAGCCAGTCATGACCCTCACGAAGCTTCAGGGCTTCTACAACTCCTGCGTCGTAGCCATGTTCTCAGGGAAGCCGTTCCCCCAGGCGAGAGGCGTCAATGAGCGCGACATGCTCAATGACTTTCGCACAACCATGTCACAGTTCCACCGAACTAAGTGGCATGAAGAAGCCCGTGACATTGGCCTTGAGTACGGCTTGGATACCGAAGCCCTCCTGGCTGTATGACTACGTTCCTCGTCGTCTACGCTATTCTATGGCTCATCTGGATCTACTCTGTCTATCGATTCATCAAGGCCTCAAAATAGTTCTTGACATAGTTCAAAGAACTCTACGTTACCACTCAGCCGCCGTGCCAGTAAGCCCATCCATGCGACCTGCGGGTCTTGGGGGTTCGTGCACGGCGGCTTTTTGTTGTAGCTAAGCTACACAGAAAACAGGAAATCACATGCTCACCGCTATCATCGCCATGCTCCAAGCCGCCTTCATCTTCTGCAAACTCGCAGGACTCACAGCCATTGCCGCATGGTCCTGGTTCTGGGTGATGTCGCCGTTGCTTGGCCTTGTAACCTTCTGGTTCATCATGCTCCTGGTCATCATTATTGCCGGTGGCTTCGGCTACTGGGCTGACTATCAGCGCGCTAAGAACTCTAGGAAGTTCTAAGTTAGTCTAGCTACGCTAGTACACCTGAAGATGGCCTGAGTGGCCGAAACAGCGCGTGAGTAATAAGCCGTAGCCTCCTCAGCTACGGTACCCGCGCTGTAGTGTACACGTCCGTGTCACCGCCCTACCTTGCGCTCAAGGGAACCCCCATCGACACACTGATGGGCACGCCTTAACCGGCAGCAGGAGTTATCATGTCCCGTTTCCAGCAGACCCTCGTCGCCCCCGTTGCCGCTGCGGCAACCGTGAAGTTCTTCGTCAACGTCTACAAGGACGCTGCGGGCAACATCGAACCCGGTGCGAAGACGTACCGCACTGAGCGCAATGCGCGCAATCACATCCGCAGTGCCCGTGGCCTGAGCTTTGTGAAGACCGTGCAGTTGGAAATCAAGAACCCGTAATTCTACGAAAGTAGAAGCGGCTCTGACCCAGGGGACTACAAACCCTGGGTATTTTTGTGTGAAATAACGAAGTTACAACTCAAGGAAACCCCATGACGATCTCGGCCCTCACTGATATCACCAAAGACTCCGTGCTGGTCGACACGACTGGCGCGCATTTCCGAGTCATCGAACCTCCCGTGACCGATCGCTCCGGATGCCTCCGGTTCTTCGTGTCACCGCTGAACCGCATTGGTTCATGCCCAGAAATCAACGTTGCCGCAACTCTGGCAACACACCAATTTCAGAACGTCGCGTCCTCGACGGTCGACGGCTTCAAGTTCTACACGGGCTACGGCATCGCGGCCATCGCTGCGGCCTACAAGGCCAATGAACTTGACACCTCGAACATTCCGTTCACCGTAGAACCAGGCCTCTTCGAGCTTGAAGGCGGTGGTCGCCTCATGATCGCAGGTCCCAACATCCTTCACGGCAAGAACGGCGGCGTTCAGGTTCTTCACCTCTCGCCTACTGGTCAGTTCCTCGACGCCGCTAACCGCCCGTTCAATCCTGGCGGCACTACGGTAACTACTCATGGTGTCACTACCAAAGTCACCGACGTTCCCTCAGGCGCTCTGTTTCACGCTGTCCACGAAGGCCGTCAGCGCATCTTCAAGCGCCGCGATCACGGCATTGAGCCCGCTGACTTTGAGGGCCGCGTTCCTCAGGGAGACCTCAAAGGCCCATTCACTCAGCTTACTACGGTCGCCCCGACTACTCGGTTCGAGCCCGGTATGTTCATCAAGTACGGCGAGGCACATGGCAAGATCCTGGCCGTCGCAGATAAGAGCGTAGCCTGGGTCGACAACAACGGCGCCATTCTCATGGAGAACATCCAGGAGAACTCCAATGTTCCTCCGTCGTCCGAGTTCTTCCAGGGAAGCCTGCGCTACTGCGGCCTTCCTGTTGTCACTGTTCCAGAGCCCGAGGGTATCACTTGGGCAGCCCCGCGTCCTAAGTCTGACATCCCTGAACCTGGTACCATTATCACCTACAGCGGTCGTCGCTGCGTCGTGACCTGCCTGGAGACTGGCTCACTCATTCGTTCCCTGCGGCTCCGGACCATGTCCAAGGTCGACATCAACTTTGAGGAAGAAGACGCCTTTGTCATGGCCGACGGCGATCGTCGCATGCAACTGCTCATCACTGGAGACCAGGTCTACGGCCTCGAACCCCACATTGTTCAAGGCACCCTCAACCTACCTGGCCCGCGTGTCCCAGGCGCCTTGTATCTCATGTTCGGCGGCGACGTGGTATCTGATGTCTGCACTCCAGACCTTCCGGGAACTGCACGCCTTGTTAGCTTCGGTCATTCGGCCATGCTTGAACGTCCAAGTCGCTTCGCCGAAGAGAGCAACATTTCACGCTATACCGTTGTCCGTATGCTCGCAGCACCCGGCGAATGGTACCTCACGGTCAACAACGAGAATGGCACGCTCGGCAAGGCCAAGCTTGGAAAGCCCACCGAGAGCATCACGGTCGACGGAGTTAAATACCCCGTTACCGCCAAGGGCAAACAGGCCGTCCTTCGCCGCCTGAACCAGACATGCCCCCGCTGCGGCGCTGCTCATAGCCGCGAACGTGGCTTCACTGTTATCCGGGCCGACGAGACAACCCATATGGTCTGCGGCGCCTGCGCTTCCCACGTCGACCAATGCCCGGGGTGTCGCCAGGGCTTCGAGGCCACCTCAAACGTCTTCGGCGTCTGTGCTGTCTGCTATCGCAAGAATAACTTCCAGGTCGTCGCTGACTATAGCTACAAGCCCAAGGCCCGTCTTCACGGCGTAGGACCACTGTACTTTGGTACTGAGGTTGAACTGTGTGGCCGAGGAGCCTACGAGCGCACTCCGACAGCCAAGCGGGCCATTGAACTGTCCAAGGGCCTCTTCTACGCCAAGCGCGACGGCTCTATCGGCGATGGTATCGAGTTCGTGTCGCATCCCTTCTCGCTGGCCTGGATGGACGAGAACGAGGGCACCCTCCAGACGCTGTTCCAGTACCTGAGCGTCCAGATGGCTGAGCGCGACTGCTGTGGTATTCATATCCACACCTCGAAACCGGGTTTCGAGGTGTTATCCAGCACCTTACCCCAAGGAGAAAAGTCCACCCTAGAACGCCGAATCGGTCGTGGCTTGCTCCGAGTCCAGCGCTTCATCTACGGCAATCCTGAACTCACGGTTCACTTTGCTGGTCGACGGAGTACGTATGCTTCGTTAGACTGGGGCGCCCGAGGTACTCCGGTCAGCGAAATGGTCCATCTGGCCACGGACCTGGACGCCCGGAAGAGTCAGCGATACGCTGCCGTCAACATGACGGAGAAAACCGTGGAGTTCCGGATCTTCAAGTCCACCACGTCATATGCAGAGTACCGCCGCAATGTGCTCTTCATCGACAGCGTCATCCAGTATTGTCGCAACAAGGCCCTGCCCAAGAACGGCACGATCGGCATTGCGTCCTACAAGAAGTTCCTCACGGAACAAGGAGAGCGCTACAAACCAGTCCTTGACCACCTGGCTTCCTTCAACGCACGGGCCGCTGTGGCCGGTCACGACTTCTAAACCAACCAAAAACCCTAAACCTAAGATACAGGACGTTACCCATGTGCATCATCGCAGTCAAAGTCTCCGGCGCTTCGCACCCAACGGACGAAGTTCTCCAGCAAATGTGGAGCCGTAATCCAGACGGTGCAGGCATCGCCTACCCCGATGTCAATGGCGGCATCAGCGTCGTCAAGGGCCTCATGAAGTTCGCAGACTTCCGAGCCGCCATGCAGCCTCTGCTGGACCTGCCAGCCAAAGACATCTTCTACATGCTGCACTTCCGCATCGGCACCCACGGATCCAAGGACGAGGCCAATACTCATCCGTTTTGGGTCAAGGACGGCAAGGTTGCGATGGCCCACAACGGCATCCTGCCCTACCAGAAGCTCGTGGAGTATGGCAAGGGCCGCTCGGATACCTCGGCCTTCACTGAGGACATCTTGACCAAGCTGCCTGACGGCTGGTACATGGAGCGTCCATGGCAGCATCTGGTCGAGGAGTATATGGGAGGCGGCAACAAGGTAGCCGTGATCGAGCCACGCGGCGTGGTTCTCCTGAACAAGAGTGGCTGGTACGAGGACAAGGAGACAGGCCTCATCTACTCGAACATGGGGTACCAGGTTTACAAGGCACCAGCACATCAGGCCGGAGGATCACAGGCCGGAAATTTTCGTCAGGGCCGAGCAATGCAAACTGGCAACAGTCCATCGACGAAGCCAGACGCCGGGAGCAGCAGCAATACTGGGACTAACCAAGGGTACGACCACGAAGCGGCCAAAAAGCGCATGGAGACATACAAAGAGGCTCGGAAGAAAGCTACTGATAACTTCGGTAAGCGCTGCGGCTCTCTGGTCCATCGCAAGATCCTGACTATCGACGAAGCCAAAGACCTGAAGCACGCAGTCGATCGGTACGACTGGTTGCCCGAGGAGGGCGAGGACTTCCTGGACTTTGTCCTCGAACAAGTCGAAACCCTCAAGCCCACCAAGCCCTCCGTTCGCTGGGCCATGAAGCTCCTTAGCGCCAAAGAACTCGCCGGCGTACCTGACGCGCTCCTGGCCTTCGCAGAGCCTAAGGACGACACGGATGCCCTGGAAGCTGCCACGGCTGCCGACGAGGCCGCGATCAATGACTACCTGGCCAACAAAGAGACCTCCACGGTTACTCTGACGCCCGTGTGGCACTCAAACAACGCGGGTATCTTCATCGGTCGGCGTGTCGTGATCGTCCTGAATAACGACGAGAAGCGCGTCGGGGTCTGCACGTCCATCAGCGACATCGGCCTATCCTATGAGCGCCATGACGGCGGGACTGGCCAAGTCTCTTGGGGCTTCATCGCTGACATCACGTCGCAACTGACGCTCAGTCTACCGAGGATGAAGGACCTCCAGAATCACCTCGGCTGCCATGTGGTCGTCGAGACTCTGGCGAAGTCCCATGCCTTCGACGGTCGCTTGACCGCCATGGACCGCGACACCTTCACCGTCAAGAGTGACCTGGGTATCAGCATCCAAGCCAAGTACGACGAAGTGCTTAGCGTGACGATTGACGGGGATCCGGAAGAACAAACTCTCGTAGGCGCCAAAGGGTAAGCCATGCCACAACTCGACGTTCAATACTACTTCGTACGGAGCCCACAAGGCTATCTGAGTCTCTGGCGACTGAACGCAACTCCGAAACTTTACACCCTTGGAGGAGCAAAAGCCGTCGCCCGTCGCCGAAGCCGCCCTGTCCGGAGATTCGATTACGAAACCAAACAATGGGTTACTCCGCTACAAGGTCCCTTATGGGAAGTAGTTCCCGTGTCCTTGTCTCTCGGAACGCCCGTTAGCTTCTGAATTCGCTTGACTTACTGTAGTAAGCTCTCTAGAAAGTTGACCTATGCCGACTCTACAGTTCCCCGACGACGCCAGCAAACGGAACTACTGGAATGCACATAAACCCGAGGGTGCCCCTGATGACGTTGTCGAGGAATATGTAGATTTCTTGGAAAGTAAGAATGAGGACGAAGTTTGGACAGACTTTATCGCACGAGTTGGGAAACTCCGCGAGCCCTACACTCGGGCTGCTGATGTTTCTATGGCCATCTACGGCGAAAAGATGTTCAAGCTGGGTAATGACTCCGAGGGCGCGAATAGTGTGTTTGACGAGATCCTTGCCGAAGCGGCACCAGCCTGGAGGGCCTCGCCCGGGACTGGACTTGAAGTGTGGATCCGTTGGTGTCAGTTGTCCGCAATCTATGGATTTCTTCCGGAATCCCTAGATGAGAAAACCGCTGAGTTCGTTTGGTCTCGAATCCGGTGCTTCATTGCCGGTGCTGGCTTTGTCAGCCATGCCCGTCTGGCCCATGAGCTAACGTCAATCGCTCCTGGGTGTCCTTTCAGCCCCGATGAGTCGGAGCAAGATTGGAATGAATCCCTACTCAAGGCCCACGCAACCACAGGATGGCCAAGCCAATTAGGCTGGATCCAGTGGACCAAGACCCGTCGCGCCCTCGGAGATACGGCGGAGGGCTATGCTCCTCGCTGGCTGAATATGGTGGCACTCCTGCATGTTTTGAAACACGTAAGAGTTTCCACGACTCAGGAAATCATCGCCCATCACGGAGGGCTTAGTTCCGTAATCCCCTTAGAACGCTCTAATACCTTTGCTTCCTCACACACCGCACGCACCAGTATCCTGGCAGCCTTAGATTCTAAATCCAATAAAGGCAAAACCGAATGGCTGACGACCCTGGCGATGCAGAGTATCCTGAGCAGCCTGGAGACGAACCACTTGCTCCGGAAACGCAGCCTTATGCTGCTGCCCCCAAACGTATTGGGCGGACCGTGGAGTATGGCAGTACCAGATACCTCGTCTTTCCACGGGTTCTACCAAACGGGACTCCGGATGTCGGGCTTGTGGTCCGCTATTGGCGGCATTATTTCGAGGGAGACACTTGACCAACCACAAGTGCTTGACTTTGACTGGAATTGTACGAACCCGGCATCTTTCGGAGACGAGCGCCGCGTTTTCGCGTCTGGCCTCCCAAAGACCTACGAAGAATCCTGGCCCTCTGACATCTTCCTGGGAGCCTTCCCTAACTACGATACCTCATGGTGCGCAGATGAAAAAGCAACTCTTGCTCTCAAGACTCTGCTCGATGTTCCAATCGCGGCTTCCCTTCTCCGTCACTCGCGCCCCGAGTTGGCCGTGGAGTACCCGGCTGTCGTGTTCATGCCCTCAGATCCGTCGCCGTCCAACTCAACGAACCAAGGGAAGTCTCAAGCGACGCTGGTCTACGCCAAGGCAACGAACCCAGCAATCTCGCGGCTTGTCTCGATCAACGATTCGTCTAGCGCTCCAGACATTCGTACAGTTGCAGGCGAGATTCGGACGACGGGCAGCATCGCAGTCGATGAGTTTCGCCCGCCAAAGAATCAGACCCACATCCTCTCTCACGACAATATGCAGTCGCTTTGTACGGGATCTAGCGTGGCTTCGGGACGGGTGTACGAGAATGAGGGTACTGTTGCCTTCAGATCCAGCCCTGTGTTCAGCGCTAAAGTGTACGAAGTCCCACCAGACATTCAAAATCGCAGCCTGGCTCACTGGCTTGGCCCGCTTACTGATGAGATGCGCAAGCGCTCAGATGTTCTCGAAGAAATTCGTACCGGCGCACTTAGCCTCCGAATGCGTCTCGGGATGCACGCCTTCCTGGAGAAAACGAGTCTTGCTCAAGTCTACAAAGCTATGGGCCGACAATCTTCCTCCAGGGGCCTCCGATTTGACTCGCATCGTACCCTTGCCTGCGCAATTCTCATGCAGCGAGCTAAAGTCGACATGGAAGAAGGCTATGCGCTACTCGACACCGCGTTCGACCTGATGCAGCGTCGGCTCCGTAGCCACGTCATCACTGCGGTGGACTCGGGCCTCGTGGCTGCTATGGAGTTTGGCACGGCATTGAAGTTGCGTATCTCATACCTCTTTGATGGCATGAGCATTGACGACTTCAAGCGCTTCAAGCAGAACTGTGCCGCTGTGAGTGGCCGGACTGGCTGCAATACCAAGGATCTGCTCAACGCCTGGGCCGAGACGTATAACATGGCGGGGCGTCCGTATCAGGACTATGTGCAGGCTCTCACGGGATCCAATCGCCGCGTGTCTAACCGTGCCGTGCTCATGGCGCTCACGGATAGCCTGAACGAGGCGGTGCCGGGGAACGGGGATACCTGGCTGCTCCCGGGAGAACCGGGCGCAGTACAAGGGTGGAAGCTTAGTCGTGTTAATGATCGGTTTGAGTTCCATAGCGCCTTAGAAGGAACTTAATGCGTTATTTCTACTACGACTTTGAAACGAAGATGACCAAGGATCTTCGGCTGACCAAGATGACCACCCGGTCGTACTGTGAGCAGACCGAAGTGACCATGTTGGCCTATGCCTTGGACGGCGAGGAGATTAAATACCATGTTGGAAAGCCCGGCGAAGGACTTCTCGCTTACCTGCGTGAACTGGGTGAGTGTGAGGACGTCGTATTCGTGGCATTCAATAGTTCCTTTGACTCCCGGGTGCTGCATTACACGCTGGGCCTACCGTACCCCAAGCGGATGGTTTGCGCCATGGAGCTATCTCGGGCTGCCTGGCCGAACCAGCCCGGTGGCTACTCCCTCGACAACCTCTCAGTTACCCTTGGTCTCAAGTATAAAAAGCTCAAGGTGGATCTACTCACCTCATCAGGTGAGGAACTCGCCCAATACTGCGTGGCCGACGTTGCGGCGCTACGGGAAATCCATCTTCGAGTTCTGAAACTAGTCTCTCCAAGTGAACTCCGCGTCTGTGAACTGAGCAACCGAGCCAAGCGCCTCTACTTCGAGGTCGACCAGGACCAAGTCCTCGCTGCCGTAGAGAACATGGCGAACGCCTCGGGCGCTGCGGCTCTTGAAGTCGCCCATGCGTTTGACGATGACCCGGAGATTCTCAAAGCCTTCGGATGGCATGGGGACGTGGCTCCCACCTCAATTGATGAAGCACTCAAGATGTCCCCGAAGTCAGTGAAGCCGCATGCCATTAAGGCTTTGCTCCTGGATCGACTCGCTATCGACTTTACGAAAAAGTCGATATCACTGAAGAAAATAAACCCCGCCGAACTCGCCGACATGTCGGACGCCGGACGGACTACCATCACCAAGACGTCAGAACTGAACAAGTACCTCAGCTATGGCCGAGGCCTACGTAAGTTCTCTGGCGTCCTAGCCGTAGACTGTGAGATTAGTTATGCGGCTGCGCATACGCTGCGGTTTGCCTCGCGCAACGAAGGTACAAAAGGCCTTAACCTCCACAACTGTCCGAAGCATAACAAGCTCATTGCTGAGCCTTTCCGCCGCAGCTTCGTCCTACCCGAAGGATACATTTGGGTCCGAGGAGACTTCGCAAACGTGGAGTACCGAGTCGAAGGACTGGTGGCTGGGTCCGAGTACATACAACACCTCTTTACCGAAGACCTATTCGCCGACCCCTATGTGGCTTTCGGTGAGTGGTCGACGGGTCTCAAGATCGACCCGACAACACCGAACGGCAAAGCGCTACGCCAAATCTTCAAAGCCGCCGTCCTTGGACTCGGGTACCTCATGGGGATCAAAACCTGGATGGGACAGTTGCTCCAGGTGGTCGCAAGAGGAGACGTTTCGATTGCTGATCTCTGCACTCTGGCGGAAGAACGACGGTGGTCTCGCTGTTCGGGGCGCACCCGTGGTCACGTCAAGATTCTCGGATGTCACGAAATCATCGGAGTCGTAGGAGAGAAGGTCCATGAGTTGTTCCACCAACGCCACCCCGAGTTTGCCAGACTGGGCCGCTGGATGGAAGCCGCTGTGTCCCGCCTGTCGTATGCCCATGACCCAAGTTCAGCCCTACAAGCCCTATACGAACTACCGGGTGCTCCAGACCGCAACCTGCTTGAGCTGTTTGTCGATCGTAGTCTCGGAGGTTCCTCCGTACGAGCCCGATATGCTCAATGGCCTGCGAGCGTGTGCTGGCGGGATCTGGCGGTTCGAGAGACACTGCGAGGTGCATGTCTTACCTCCGTGCTCGCAGGCCACAAGCCCCCGCGCGCCTTCACTCCGAACATCGCCATCGAAAACTTCATCCAGTTCTTCGCGAGGTGCGCGCTCGTCAAAGGGCAACTCGAACTCGAAGACATGGGCCACGAAATCCAAATCTCGATCCACGACGAAGCGTTCATCCTCACGAAAGCCGAGCCCGAGTGCGTCCTCAAAGCGCGCCACGACATGCTCAAAGTCTTCGGACCGGGGAATACACTTGGATATTCATGGGCAATTAATGTAGACCCCAAGTCAGTCACAGTCTCTAAGAGTCTTTGGGACGACGAGAAGTGGTGTCAAAAACAATTCTGGCCTCGCATGGATGCCGGAGATTACAGTGTACTCAAGGAGGTAGCGTAATGCTCCTAGACGCTATGACTGCCTGTCTCTACGCGATCTTCTGGTGTTTCCGGTTCCTCACCTGGCCCTTTAGGAAGCAGTTCTAACGTGGTTATCCCTAGCACCGGTTACTTCTGCGAAGGCCGCAAACAAACGCTGGTCCGTAGTGACTGGCCCTACTTCGCCGCGATGAGCGCCCTCGCCAGCCCAGAGGTCTTCGGACCTCACGGCAAAGAGGCTGTGCGTCAGTGGCTCCGGAGCAACGATGTGCCCTTCGCCCGCCAGGACTACTGGCTTGACGCCCTCCGAGGTGGAAGAACTAATGTCATCGGCATATCGGGAACTTTATACCCGCCCGACCCCTATCAACTCTATGCAGCAGGAGAGATGTCCAGCGCCGGAGGAGTTCTGGCACTCGGCTGCGGACTTGGCAAGACGCTCACGGCAGAGGTCTACGCTTCAGCTGTGGCTGCAAAGCTTAGGGGCCGTCCCGTCATCATTGCTACAACCCTCACCGCCTTCGCCGCCTGGAAAGTATATATCCCTCGGTTCAAAGCGATGGGGTACTCTGACGTATTTCTCGTATCCATCGATTCCTTGCACAAGTTTGAGCCCGGTTTTCCTAGCGCCGGAGGACTGCTCATCCTGGACGAGTCGCACTTACTCGGTGGAATTACCGCACGAAGAACTAAACATGCCCTCAAGCTTAGACTCAAAGTGGACGACTGTATCTGTCTCTCAGGGACCATGTTTCACGGGGGCATACCAAGAGCCCTAGTGAACATGAACCTAGCGGTGCCAGGATTGGCCGGGTTCTCCTCAAACTTCAACGCTGCCACGCACTTCGGGTGCCTCGGAGAAATCTTCGTCAATGGCACTAAGCACTATAAGATTCTGAAACCACAGGGTCCTGGCGCTACCAAGTTCCAGGAGTTTGTGGCTCGGCACAATGTCTGCGCGCTGACTAAGAAGTCCCCGATTGTTACGCAATCCGTGACTATCCCAGAACAAGACCAGCTGACCGAAGAGTTCGGCGGCCCCTGGATGGACGTTCATACCGCCTCGGTTATCGAAGTCCGCCGCGCCATCGCTGCCAACGAAGGCATCCCTCATCACATGGCCATCATGCAGGCGCTGGCACATGAGGGCATAGAGGTTAAGACTCAATATATCTTAGATACATTGAGCGACGGACAACCCCTCGTCGTCTTCTGCCAGTACCATGAGAGCCTAGACTACATCGAAACTAAACTCAAAGAAGAAGGAATAACGTATGCCAGAGTCGACGGCACGGTGGTGGACGAGAGACGATCCGCTTGTGTACACAGCTTTCAATCCGCCTCCAATGGCGTTCAGTGCTTCCTCGCCCAGATCGAGACGGTCGGCATCAGCATCGAACTCACCCGAGCCCGTCGCAGTGTCGCCACCGACATCAGTTGGAGACCAGAATCCTATGACCAGGCACTCGCGCGCACATGTCGACGTGGCCAAGTGCATCGGTGCACCCATACAGACCTTGTTTCCAATCGGCTCCAGTCAGATATCCTTGAGAGTATCCGCCTCGGCATGGTATTCGACGCATCGGTCTCGTCTTTTCAAGATGTACGGCGCGCGTGCGGACTGGGATTTACTTGACAGCGGCGCCTGGACCCTGGCCCGCGATATCCTCATGACCGCAGACTTCATGCAAAGGATCCGCCCAGATGCTATCGTTCCGCTATTACCACCCCTGTTTTTTAGTTGTATTCTGGCTACTAGCTCTACAGATGATATCGAGCACATCTGGTATGATGACGGTGGAGACGCAAGGGACTGCAACACCCATCGAGTTGATCCCCGTCGTCCCTGCCCCGAGTTCTGGGACTTCCTTGCCGCCCTCCCAGTCGCTCCCCGAGGCTTCAACGCCACAGACGACAACGATTTTCAGGGCATATACACCATGGGATGCTATAGATCATGAGCACCGACGACGACATCCGATACCCAGAACTGCCGATGGCACTCTGGTCTCTGAACGACCTTTCGGAATCGCGGGACCTCGTGAGATGCTGGGACGGCACGTGGTGCTCTGCTTCCCCGGCTTCCCGCCCTATGACGTCCCTCGCTCCTGGCGTATTGATGACACCGGGGGAGCTTTGCGCCGTAGGTACAAGGAAACTGGCGTCTTGCATCTGGAACTACGTTTCACCGACCCTGAGCATGCTAAGCAGTTTGGCGTCAGGAGTGCGGTAATCACCATGTCAGAATAACCTATTGACGAGGCTCTAGGACTACTAGAGTGCGTAACATAACCCCAGGATACTAAGGTAAACCTAATGACTAACGAACTCACTACGAACCTCGCGAAATCAAGCGCCGCGTTCTTGGACATCGCCGACACCGCCACGGGCATCATGCTCCCGACGATCAAGGTGACTGACAAGATTTTCACGCCCGCTCCGGGCAATGACCCAACTGTCCTTGACCTCCTGCCAGACAACGGCAAGGCCAAGCCCGCAATCTACATCGGATACCGGGTTGGCGCCCTGTCCTGGAAGAACGGGTACGACAAGAAGACTGACGACGAGACCCCGGCATTCGCGGTTTTCGCAAAGCCGCAGAATGACGATGACATCGGTCTCATCGCTGGTTGCTCGAAGGCACGTCAGATGTGCCCGAAGTTGAAGCAGCCTAGCTTTGACTTTGAAGCCTCTAAGGTCGGGCATGTCAAGCCGCTCATGGAAATCCTAGTCTACATGGACAAGGTCGGTTTCATGGTGGTCGGTGTCTCGCCCAACTACTACAATGTGGTTGACGGCATCAAGGCCGTCAGGTCCTTGCAGGGACCAGTGGCCGTCATGATTAAGCCGGATACCAAGCCGCATAAAGGCGGCGGGTATAACTGGGACTCCGCGTTCTGCGGTGTCGAGCCAATTAGCGGCGACAATGCCGTGAAGTTGCTGGCTTCGTTCGAGGAGTACAGAACCAAAGTCTCTGAGGACCTTGTCCTCAAAGACGCAGTGGAAGGCTGGCTCCAGTGTTCAGACCGTCCGATGACTGATGCGGTGCGCGAGGCCCTCAAGGCCGGAATCGCGCTGAATCCGCCGCAGTTCTAAGACTCTCCCGGCCTACGCCAGCGCGTCGTAGGAACTCCCGGCCACCCGGATTATGCGGTAACGCCCTACCCACAACATTTCAGGAGTCCACATGCAACTCAGCCCCATGAACGCCCGCGTCCTAGTCGAACGCGACGACCCTAAAACCCGCACTGAGTCAGGACTGTACCTGCCAGACAAGGCCAAGGAGACGCTTCAGATGGGCACGGTTCTCGCGGCAGGGCCTAAGGCCGAAGGTATCGCGGTTGGCCAGCACGTTCTGTTTGCCAAGTTCTCCGGCATTGAAGTTATCCTGGACGGCAAGACACTCTTGGTCTTTGAAGCTGAAGACATCCTGGGAGCGCTTCATGACTGATGCAGACCACATGACCCTGAACAGCGCGGCCAAGTTACTGGGAGTATCCCGGTCGCTTATGGTCCGCGCCGTGGCTGCCGGACTCATCCGGGCTACGACTTCGCCATTTAAGTCGAACCTCAATCCCGAGAAGTCTGCAAACTTAACTTTAGTTAATAGCGAAGACGTGCGCTCAGCGGCCCGAGGCGACATCAACCTCGACGCTCTCCGCGATGTCAAGACGGTTGGCCCCCGCGAAGTCCCTAAGGACTCCACGGAAACGCGAGAATGCCTGGCTAACATTAGCCAGAGCGTAGACCAGGTCGCCGTCATGTGCTCCGCCATCCTGGAGCGCCTCGACGCCGCCCCGCCCACCTTGAAACCCAAAGCCCCCAAAGGAACCAAAGACTATGAGCCGCACAATTAGAGTCATCCGGTCTGTCCTGAGCGCGCCATTCGCCATTGGCGCTATGGTTCTCATGGGCATCGCCGTCTGGATTATGCCGAAACCCCAACGCCTGGAGAATCCTTATGAGCCCAACGATCCCCGCCTTTAGCACGGAGGAATAATGAAGTACGCGACGATTGCGGTAGCCATTCTTCTTGGCTTCGTCAGCGGCATGCTGTTCTCTTGGTGCCACGTGGCCCCGAACGCGGTGCACCACGAGCGACTGAAAGCCTTTGACCTGTCGCTGGGCCAGTATCAACTGGACCCCCGGACAGGCCAGGTCGTGTTCAAGTATCTGGATCTCAAAGAGTACACCGATCACGTGATCCGCCTAGTCACTCCAACGAAAGTACCGCCCAATGGCTTTTAAGACGCGCTGTTCCAAGTCTGGGCTGTATAACCTTTGCGGGTATTCGGCCACGCTGGACGAGGCAATTCAGGCTGGAGCCCAGCCAGTCTTAGACGACATGGACTTTAGCTCCTCGGCCTACGCGGACCTTGGCACCATAATCCACAACGAACTCCAGGTCCGTCTAGGCTGCGTCATGCAAGAGCGCCTCCCGGGGATGATGGAGCCTATGTGGCTCAAGGCCCAGGAACTCTTCAAGGACCGCGAGGAGCTTGAGGCCGTGGTTTCAAGGGCTGTAGAGTTCGCTGCCGGGATCTTCCCAAAGGCCCTAGATGGCAAGCCCTGGGTGGCTGAGCCTGAGGATGCCCTGACGGACTTGACGGGGCACTTGGACTTTGAATCTCAGGATTTATCTGAGATAATCGACCTCAAGACCACGGCGCGCAAGCCAGACCACGGACGCCTGAAACCCCTGCACCTGTACCAGCTTGTGAGCTACTGGGAACTTCGTGGCCGCAAGGCTAAGACTGGACGCATCCTGTATGTCGACAGCCTCAAGGGAGACTGGGCAATCATGTCTGATCCAGTCGACTTCCAGAGCGACGCCATTGCTTTCTTCGCCGAGGGGATGGCCGAGCGGCGCAAGGATATTTTCAATGGGACCAAGCGCTTCTTCCCAGTCCCCGGCGATCACTGTAAATCAGGTTTCTGTAGCTATCGCAACAGCCGAGTTTGCTATTCTGGCCTTGTACCTCCTGGCGGCACTCTCACTCTCAATAAGGGTGCGAAGACTAAGAACGACTTCGCCCACAAAGAGGGGCCGAAAGAGGTGAAGCTATGGTGATCTCCCTGTTCATCTTCATCCTCTCCGTACCCGGCGCGTTCATGGTGGCATCGCGGCGCATGGACTTCCGGCGGACTGGGTTCGCCTGTATCCTGAGCGCCTCGCTCATGCAGGCTGCACTCGCCGCGACACTCGGGCTTCCCTGGCTCGTCGCGTCCAGCCTAGTCTTCAGCACCTCGGCTGTCGTTGGTCTTGCTAACAACTGGACGTGGAGGAAGTAATGGCTAAGCAGAAATCCATCGAACCCGGCGACGTGGTGTATCACCTCACCGAATCCGAGAAACTCCCTGGCATCGTCACGGCTACCAAGCTCGTTGAAGTTGACTGGGGTCCGGAACACGCTACCTCGGTACACCGCGAAGAGGCCCTGACTACAGTGTTCATCCCGGACTATGGAAGCAAGGAATGAAAGTAGCCGCGTTCGACTTGGATCTGCGCAAGGTCTACTGTGTCACCTCAGAGGGCCAGGTCCTAGCCAAGGCAGATCCGACTCCGTTCCTGGCGCTTGACCAGCTAAGCGAATGGGAGCCCGACTTGGTCCTCGTCGAAGTGGTTTCACCGATCCTTTACATGGAGCAAGACGCGGTATGGAAAGAGATCAAGGGCGAAGTAGTAAACCGGCTCCGGTGGGCGCTGTGGAATATCACAGCCGCCAAGGATATTGATAATATCCTTGGCTCTAACATAGTGAGAGTCGCCCCGTCCCACGTCTGGACCAAGGGCCACGCCCTCAAGATGCGGCACGAAGTTGCCCAGTGCAAGATGAAACAAAAAGATTTGAGAGAGTGCGAGGCCATGATGTTCTATCACCAACACAGCCCGGAGTCCTGGATTCCGCTGGCAAAGTACCTGGAGACTCTGTGACCCAAGACATCCAAGCAACCCTGGCTGAACGCGGCTCCCGGTACGGAAAGTTCGTGGACCACGCCGAGTGTACTCAGGCGCTCAAGCGCGTCATGGTTGACCACAACGTGTCGCGGCTGGATCCTGACATGATCGAAGCCCTCGACATGATTGCGCATAAGATTGGCCGGATCCTCAAGGGCGACCCCAACTACGCCGACTCCTGGCACGACATCGCTGGCTACGCTAGCCTCGTCGATCAACGACTCCAAGGGAACACGAAATAACATGGAACTCCAACGCCAAAACCACCAGATCGGCCTCGACTTCATCGGCTACCGGGCGTCTATGCGCGCTCGGCCTTCGCCGCTGGATCGCCGTACTCGCGACGAGGAGCCCTCGCCATTTGAAGACCGCCGCCACTACTGCGACGCCTTGCCACCAGAAGGCATGGAACGTCGCCCCCAGGACATTGAATCCTGGCGAATCCTGGAGTGGTCGCCGACAGGGACCTTTGTGCGCTTGGATAACCTGAGCAACCAGCATACCTGGCAGCTTTCCGAGCCAGGAAACCCGGGCGGCCCGCGCCTCCGCTACGGCTTCTGGGCACGCGCCGAACTCTATGAAGTACTGGAGTACCTCAATGTCCCAAATGCCGAGTGATATTGGGTGGATTCAGACGGCGTCGGGAGGCCGGTTCTATCCTTTACGCCCTCGTGTCGAGGACGTAAAGGTAGAAGACATCGCCGCCGCCCTGTCCCGCAACTGTCGATTCACCGGGCACTGCATCAAGCACTACAGCGTGGGAGAACACAGCCTCCTGGTGTGCGACATTCTCCACTACTGGGAGCACCGCGATCCTGAGACTATCCTCTGGGGCCTGCTCCACGATGCCTCGGAAGCCTACGTCTCAGACATCGCTAGACCTCTGAAGCAGCAGCCAGAGTTCGCGTTCTACCGCGACATGGAAAAGCAGATCATGGATACGGTGTGCAAGAAGTTCGACATGAGCCCAGACGAGCCAAAGATCGTCAAGGCCGCCGACACCCTGGCCCTCGCTATCGAGGCCAAGTACCTGATGCCAAATCGCGAGAAGGACCGGTGGGCCTGGTTGCCCGACATCCCTGATTGCTTGCAATACTGGGGTCCGACCCTAGGCTCACAAACCTCAGGAACCGTAGAGAAGCGCTTTCTCGCCGAGTTCGCACACCTGGAGAAACTCCGTGTCTAAACTACGCCTCATCATCCCTGACAGCCACGGCTGCTACATCGACAAGAAGGCGAAGAACGCATTCCTCCGAGACGCCAAGATCCTGGCGCCCGAGGAAATCGTGATGCTCGGAGACCACGTGGACTGTTCAGGATTCCTGAGCACCCATGGTCTTCCGGGCGCCATGGCAGACTGCGCCTACTCGTACACCGAGGACGTCGCGGCCTGCAATAAGTTTCTGGACGAGATCCAGAAGGCCTGTCCCAAAGCTAAAATCTGGTACATCGAGGGAAACCATGAATTTCGTGTCGAACGCTGGGCGATTGCTACGGCGCTGGGTAAGCGCATTGACGCCGAAGACCTCCGAGAAAACGTCGCGCCGGAATATCTGCTCGACCTGGCCGGACGCGGCATCACGTATATCCGAAGCCACGAACACCACCAGGGAATCAACATCCCCGGCACTATCAGACTTGGAAAATGCTACTTTACTCATGGAATTAGCGCAGCGAAGTATGCGGCAGAACGACATCTGGATGCCTTTGCAGACAACGTCGTTTTCGGGCACGTTCACCGTAACCAGAGTGCTGTTAGTCGAAAAGTCGCTACTGGCACTATTGGGGCCTGGAGCCCTGGATGCCTTGCTAAGCTCCAGCAGCTTTATAACCATACCACTCCCACTGGGCACACCCACGGATATGCTATCCAACTATGTGCTCGTAGCGGGAATTTCCAGCATGTCCAAGTCACCATAGCCGAAGGCGTTTCGTGCCTCGGCGAACTCGCAAAGAGGATGTAATGCCCAAAGTCACCATCACCATCGAAGACAAAGAACCAGATGATAAGGGCAACGTGAACGTCACGATTGACTTTGATCCTGTGATCTCTAAAGATACCGTTCTCACGCCAGCCCAGGGTTTCGCGCTCCAGATGCTGGAGAAGAACGTAGGAGACGGGACGGAAGTCGATGAATAATGACGCCCTGATTCAGTTACTGTGTTCCAAGGATCATGCGAACAGTGGCGTAATAAATCCTTTGGTTTTATTGCGCGTCCTAGAACACAAGCACCGCAGAGCAAACGGGGCACAGCCCGAGTGCATCAAGCTCGGCACTGAGTTTCACGGTAAGTTCATGGAAGCCCTGAGCAATGCTAAGCAAATGCTGCGGGGCATGAATAAGCGTGAGGAAGCCAACCAGATTGATCTGGAGCATCCTCATCTTCTTGGTCTTCCCATTGTCCTAGACAGCGCCATGGAAGACGATGTCTGCTTTTACGTCGCGCCTAACCTTATTCTGAAGGCTCCGACGCTTTGATGTTCTCCTCCGGCGTTTCGTCCTCGAAGCGCTTGAGGTATTCTTGACGACCGCCCTTCGGAACGGGGCGCAGATTCCGAGAGCCAAGAGACCGGGTCTGAACTTCGATCGTCACAGCCTGCCTGAATGCGTCACCAGTAATGACCTTCCAGGTCTCCCCTTTCTTCATCGCTTCCTGATTCCAAACCTGCAACGCAGTGATTGCGCTGTTCATGAGGTTCTGGTCCTTCGCGAATATGGCGTCAGCCGCGCGTAGCACCGCATTCTCCATAACAGCATCGTTTGACGTCTTCATATCGCGGATCATCTGCTGCTCACGATAGGCCTCGCGGACTACCTTAGGCTGACCGCCCGCCGCTGCCCACATCATGTCTCCGTACGACAGGAACGGCGCCCCAGCTACTGCGGTCTTCGCACTGGGCACCAAGGTATTTCCGCTCTTTGTAGTGAAGCCGCGACTCCCAGTAGCCTGATTATACAGGCGTGCCAGGCGCGTGGGTTCTTTACCGATGAGTTGACCAGCGCCTTCAAGCTGCTGCTCAGCGTCGCCACTTGCCAGGTTGCTAAGGCCATGGGCCATAGACGCCGCAACGCTCAGAGGAGCAAAGATCTGCATGGGATCCACGCTGTTCGGGATAATGTTCCCCGAACCCGCGCGGCCCACCAGTTCGTCCACAATGTCCCCAGCGCTCTGAGCAATCTCGCCTGCTACCTTGCCCGCCTTGTCGCCAAAGAGGTACTTGGTGCTCTCCGAGAGCCCAAGTTCGAGCATGGGCTCCAGGCGCTCCATGGCCATCCCAGCCGCGCCCGTGGTGAACATGCGCGCTAGGCCGCCCTGGTCTTTGAGCTTCTCAGACGGAGACTCCAGGCCGCCAGAGGCCGCCTTAATTCCCTGGTCCAGCACCTGCAATCCAGGCACCATGTTCACTGCGCCGAACGCGGCGAGCATTGAGGCCATGATTGCCGTGTACAGCGCGCGACCGATCCACCCGGACTTGAGCGCCGCCCGGAGCATCAAGAATTGCTGGTTCATGTGATTGACCATGTAGCCCTTGAGGGCATAGGCCAGAGGACGGACGCGGCTCGGCGTGAATACCTCGGCGCCCTGGGCCTTCACGAACTTACCCTGGGCCACAGACGGCATATCCGTCTTGTCCATGCGGAAGTTATTGAAGTCGCTGTACCACTCGGCGAACTCAGCAGGCTTGCCTCCCGCGCTGAACCCGAGGTTATCCACGAAGGCATCGTAGCCCGCCTTGCCCCGGTTCTGCTCGTGGACATTGAAGGCCGCGATGAACGCAGAGAGCCGATTGGCCGTTTCAACCTTGGCGAAGAAGTGCATCAAACGCTTGGAGATTCCGTCTCTCACTTTAGTGGCGAGACTGAGTTCACCGCGCTTGGCGATTTCCTCCGCTTCGCGCTCAAAAACGTTAGAGAATACCCCGGCTTTTCCAGCCTGTTCGATAGCGTCCGCGAGCGCCCGGGTAGCCGGGTTCTTCGCGTAGCGGTCATGGGCCTGCTGAACCTGGTCGACGCCGCGCCCTACTACGGGCAGCCCGTTACCTAGGATGTGTGCCAAGGCGTTGAACTGCTCACGGCTCGCGTTACCAAATGCCCGGATCGCGTCAGCCGGATTTCCGGTTGCCATGAAGAGTCCGGCGGGCTGGATAACAAGGCTCGTGAAGCTATTCACCAGGGCCGAAACCGCGCCGAGGCCGAGGTAGTACAGGGTCGTGATCTGGCGGCCAATGCCGACCGAGGTGTACGTCGGAGCATCCATGCGCTGCATAAAGCGCTGGGCGTAGAGCTTCAACTGCTCGTCCTTGATGAGCTTGGTGCTCTTCTCCATGAGGTGCCGGTGCCGCAGGCGCTCGGTTGCCTGGGTCATCGCTTGGAGGTGGGACGCCACGCTGCGAAGAACGTCATGGCTGAAGCCAGGGACCTTCTTGGCCTCGGCGAACCGGGCGCCAATGCCACGGGTTTCCAGGTACGACTCAACCCCCGCGTCCAAGAAATCCTGGAGCACATTGGCAGGCACGTTAGCCTTGTCTGCCAGAGCCAGGAGTTCCTTGGCGCCAACGGGGCTACGGTCGCCGGCATTAACTTCGCTTTCGCCGTACGCACGGATGTAGATGCCGGGGCGCTTCTGCTGCCACTGCTCCATCTGGCGGTTCAGGTCCGCGTTGGACTCGGCCTTGATGAAGCCGACTTCGGCAGCCTTGCGCTGCACTGGACCCTTGGCCGCGTTGTACTTGGCCGCGTCATAGACGACTGCGCGGTACGCATCGCCAAAGCGCTTCAGCGGGATGTAGTTGATCTTGCCGGTTTCGAGGATCTTGAGCGGAGCCTCCAGCATCTTTGCCGAAGCGTCAATGTTCCCCGCAGCAATCTCGCGCGCCAGGTCTGCTGCCGTCACGACTGACGGAGGGATCTGGAACACCTCGCGGATAGTCTTCACGTAGTTCTTGAGGACCTCGTTGGTCGTCAACACTACGTTATGCGCGACGCCCTGTTCCTTGCTTGTGAGCTTATAGCTCAGGACGCGGCCCTCTTCGTCCGTGTAGTTCACGGTCTCGTTGAACTTGGACGGATCACGGTCTTCTAAGCGGAACTGAATCAACGCGCCCTCGACGCGCTTCTGGCTCTCCCGAGGTAGCTTCATGAGCCCCGAGATGCCGTCAAAGGCCTCCTGGTAACTCAGACGGGTCTGGTCAATCTGGTGCGTTGCGAGGCTCAGAATGGGCCGGAACGACGGGTGCATCGCCGCCACCGTGCGCGCCAGAGCCATCTGAGAAACCTTGGCCGCCATATCAACCAGCCACGTCCCGGCCTTGCCGCGACCGCCGGGGATGCTGCGCACAATGAAGTTCGCAATTTGCCGTGGCGTGTAGCCCATCTGGCCAGGCTTGATGGCCGGGACCACGTCACCGAACGCCTGGTTGTCCAGTTCCAGTTCTTGGTAGCGATTACGCAGCCAACCACCCGGACTAACTCCGGCGATCTTGGCCATGGTAGAGACCAAGCCACTGAGAAACTGGTTAGCCCCGACCTGCTGGTCCTTGGTCACGCCTTGATCGTCACGGATCAGGCCGTTCTGGCGCGCGTCCTTGACCGCCGCAGACCACTCGCCTGGCGTGGGCTTACGACGAAGCTGGCGCTCCAGGGCGTTCTCGATGATGCGGCCAATAGCCTCTGGCGGCATGTCGTCTTCGAGGCTGTCCGCGATCTCCTCGCGCGTCTTCGGCGTCAACGGGCTGTTCGGAATAGCCTTGAGTTCCAGGCGCTTCTTGGCTGCCTCGGCGGCTTCTTGTTCGCCTTCGGTTGCCGCGTTCTCTGCAAGGTTCTTTACCTTGTCGAGGCGCTTGGCGTTCTCGGCTTCCGGGTTGGGCGCGGGCTTCTGAGGTCCAGCTTCCTTGCGGGCCTTGATCCGGGCGTCAATGGCGTCCGATTCGTTAAGTTCCTCGTCCGTGAGTTCCTCGCCGTTGTCAATGCGAGCCAAGAGCTCGTCGCGACGGTCGCGGTCTACCGC